CCGCCGTGCAAGGCGGGAGATACGGTGTATGAGGTTACAAGTCGAAAAACCATAAGCGAATACCGAGTAAAGGCAATTCGCGTGGAATTGTTTTGTACATTCATTGAATGGGATATCGTAGCCGGGTTTGTTGATAAATCCATTTTCGGCGTACCGGTTGATGAAATCGGCAAGACCGTATTCCTGACCCGCGAGGAGGCGGATCGTGCATTGGAGGGCAAGCGGAATGCGTGAGATATTATTTCGGGGAAAAGACCCCGAGAGCGGAACATGGTACGAGGGTTACTACATGGCTCTTTCGGATACGACCTATTGCTTCCAAGGGGACTATGCCGCACACCCGGACAACACCAAACATTACATCGTTTTTGACCGGATGACCGACTGGGGACTTCCGAACCAGCATTTGAGAGCGGATGTAGACCCTGTGACTGTCGGACAATACACCGGGCTAAAGGACACGAATGGTAAGAAGATTTTCGAGGGTGACTTCGTGATTTCGACAAATCCGCGGCGGCTCTCAAACAAGCCGGAATTAGTGGAATATAACCCGTCGAGCGGATACTGGATGTGCGATCCACGCAGAGGTCCGCTTGTAGTTGGCAATGTATACGACAATCCGATGGAGGGGAAACAGAATGAGTAAAGCCGTACTTATCAGCATCCGCCCCAAGTGGGTGGAGAAGATCGCCAACGGCGAAAAGACCATCGAGGTACGAAAAACGCGCCCGAAGCTGGAAACGCCGTTTAAGTGCTATATCTACTGCACGCTGCCAAAATATCCGCACGAGGACTTCATCGCGACGAACTATCCAATGCCACAGTTTTACGGTGGCGGCAAGGTCGTCGGGGAGTTTACCTGTGAGCGGATCGTCCCGATCACATACGATGGCAGCAGGCTATGGTGTCCGACAAATGCCGCCTTTTCCCCTGCGACGTGCTTATCTCAGGCAGAAATTATAGCTTATATCGGCGATAAGGGGCGTTGTTACGGCTGGCATATCTCCGACCTTGTAATCTACGATACACCGCACGATCTGGGCGAGTTCGAACGCCCTTATGAATGCAATGAATGCGACGCAAAATGGGCGAGTGAATGTAACACCTGCTATGAAAAAAACAAAATCAAGCGCCCGCCCCAAAGCTGGTGCTATGTGGACGATGCAAATGCTTAAATTTACTCACGAAATTACTCACGATGTTTCAGACCATTGGAAATAAAGCCGCATAGGCGTTTTTGGGACAGTTCGAATCCTTCACCCGCTGCCATAAAGAAGAAATCCTGTAATCGTTAAGATTGCAGGATTTTCTTTATATATCAACGGTTACAAGCGTTTTAGGGTGGTAAAAATATTTTCCATAGGGTAAATAGAAATTGCTTTTCAAAGGGGTTTTATCTCAAAATTTACTCACGGAATTACTCACGAATTTTGCGCGGGTCAGGATGGGTCGGAAGTCTCGTCCGGGTCTGCGCTTTTTTCTTTTCCACGGTTTTCGTAGAACTGGTACATCTTGTCCTGCTTGGTCTCGATGTCCTTCTGGTAGAGGTGGGTATAGACATCGTGCATGACCGTGTAATCGGACCAGCCGCCGATGCGCATACATTCTTCCTCCCGATAGCCAAGGTGGTAGGCGAGGGAAGCAAAACTGTGGCGAAGGCCATGGACGCCGACCTCCGGCAATCCGGCATCTGCACAGATGCGATTGATAGATCGTATGAGCGAGTTTGGGGCGGTGTGGGAGATCAGATCGTCGGGGGCAGCGTCCTCCGGTTTTACAAGAAGTTCCTCGAGGCGGGGGATCAGGATGGGGACCGTCCGGGCAGAGGTTTTGCTTTTGGCGGAGTTTTTGATGACGTACTGGTTATGCTCATTGGGGACCAAGACCTGGTTAATGGTAAAGCAGTGATGGTCCAGATCGACATCCTTCCATCGGAGAGCCAGCAGCTCACTGCGGCGCAGGCTCATGAGGGCCAGCAGAGATTCCGTTTCAATGCGGTTGCCGCGGCAGGCGTCGCAGAAGGTGAGAATCTGGTCCGGGTCCAGCCATTTCCGTTCGTGGATCTCCTGCTGGGGGAGCTTGACCTTCGGCACGTCCAGACCGCTTTCCCGCAGAACGGAGCCGACAAACAGCCAAGCGTTTTTCAGCGTCTTGTATTTGCACAGCGGTGCCTCGTTGTCGCACACCTTCTGCCAGTCGATCCCATTGTGGAGGGTCAGGTCCGCCACGCTCTGAAAGCGGTTTTTCTGGACAATGCGGTAGGCCCGTATAGTAGTCGGGGAAAGGGAATTTTGCCGCCGGTCAATATAATGGTCAATGGCGGTACGCAGGGTAAGCCCTTTTTCAACGGATTGCTTTTTGACCTCAAGGAAGCCGGCGCGGATGGCGATGGCCTTGGCCGTGCACAGCTCCGGTGTCTTTTCCGTGATGGACTGCTTTTCCTGACGCAGTTGGATGCGCCACATCCCGGAAGGCAACTGGGCGGGGGCTGGGACTTTGATCTCGTCCTTCTTTTTGCGCTCCCTGATCTGGCGTTCGCCGCACCACTTGCAGAAAATGGAATCATCGTCAATGACGCGCTTACAGTTTTTGCATTTCATGCGCACACCTCCCGTGTGTATCAGCCGTGGAAGAACCCAAATTCCAGACAGTGCAGGTCCAGATAAACGGCGTAAGCCACGACGAAGATCAAAAGGACCAACATCCATCGCAAAAGACGGTCCCGGTTGCGGATGCCGTGGGACTGACGTTCCACAAATTCCCGGAGAAGTTCGTTCTGGGCGTTCAGGCCGTTGATCTCCTGACGGTAGACGTCCAGTTCCCGGCTTACGATTTCCTCAATGGTTTCCGGGGGCGGAGAATCTTCTGTTGGTTCCATCCCCAAAAACTGATCAATGGAAATTCCGAGAAAAGCGCAAATGGGGCCGAGGGTTTCCAGCGTAGGGGAATGGGTGGTGGCGCGGAACATATTGTTCACCGTGTTGAGAGGAACTCCGCTGCCGTCCGCGATCTCCTTGTTGGTGATGTGTTTTTCCTCTTTAGCCGCGCGGCACTGATCAATCAATGACAGCATACGTAGAGCACCTCCTTGTTAAAAATTGACAAAATGTGCGAAATAGCAACCAAAATCGTGTGTATCAACACCGAAATCGTGCGTATTAAGACTATCAAACTTGAGACTTTGATGGTACGATAAAAGCAGACCTACCGCACCCCCAAGTGGCGGGTCTGCTATGGGCCGCCGCTTTCGTGGCTGGGGCGGCGGCTCTCCATCACAGCTTCAGGGGGCAAGAAAGAAAAACGGAACAGGTGGGGAGAAAGGACTTGTATGTGTAGAAATGGAATCAACAGGAGCGGACCTTCATACCGACGCGGGTCTCCGTAAGGAATTGAAACACCAGATCAAAGGACTGTCGGATGAAAGCATGAAAAAGCTGTGGGAAGCTATTCAATGCGGGGTGTTTGGCGCACCGCTGGAAACCGGAAGTTAGGTAGTGGGCTTCCCCTGACGGCTTTTTAAAAACTCAACGTACTGCGCAAGGTCGGCCAACTGGCTATCCTCGCAGGAATCGACAAAATCATAGATGGCTTTCGCATAGCCGCTGCCCGTCCCGCTTTTGGCGGGGCGGGTATTTTTTTTCGCCTGCTCCGCCGCGATCTCGATGTTCTGAATGAAGGTCAAGTCATGAAGGGATTCACGCAGACCGTCGATCTCCACGGCAAGATCCTGCCGTTCATCTTCGTCTTTGCATTTAGCCCACTTTTTTGTGAGTTTTTCGATCCTGTATTTGGTCATGTCAACTTGAGCATCCGGCGTGTAGCCAAGAATATAGCCGGGTTCAACGTTAAAATACTTGCAAATCAGATTCAGTGTATCCTCGCGCGGAGCGGCCCCATTTTTCCATTGTGTAACGGATGCCGATGAAAAGCCGATTTCTTTTGCGACACCGTTAGGCGATTTTTTTGCTTTTCGACAAAGCATTTCATATTGGTCAAAAAACATAATTCAAACCCTCATAAAATGTTTATAATGCCAAATCTCACTAAAAACGAGATTTCGAGTTGACTTCTCGCTATTAACGAGGTATCATATATTTGTGCTCAGGCAAAGCACAACAGCTTGGCCCCTCATAGAGCGGCGTTTTTCAATATTTCTGGCAGTTTTATTGTATCGTCACTTTATGAGGTTGTCAAGCAAAAACACAGTAATTATGAGATTTTGAGCAGAGGAAGTGAGAAAATGACGTTGAGAGACCTGCGGCGTAATGTTTCTTTGACGCAGGAGGGCGTGGCTGCGGCCTTGATGCTGAGCCAGACGGTTGTAAGCAAATGGGAGACTGGCAAGTGGGCACCTGCGAAAAAGGTCCGGCCCACGCTGGCGGCGATGTACCGGGTCCCCCTTCCGGTGTTGGAGCGGTGCATCTTGGAGACCTGCGGGAAGGAGGTTCCTGAGAATGAATGAGTTGCAAGTTTTTTGCTATCAAGGCAATGAGGTACGAACCGTGGAAGTCAATGGCGAGCCGTGGTTTGTCCTGAAAGATGTGTGCGCGATTCTAAACATTGAAAATCACAAGGACGTGCTGAAACGTTTGGATGCTGATGAGGTGGGTAGATTTAATCTCCCCCACCCTCAAAACCCAGACAAGCTGATTGAAATGGTCTGCGTCAACGAGAGCGGCCTATACAATGTGATCCTTCGTTCGGACAAGCCGGAGGCAAAGCCGTTTCGAAAGTGGGTCACAAGCGAAGTCCTCCCATCCATCCGAAAGACCGGCGGTTACGGTCAAAAGGTGCTATCCCCCGTGGAGATGTTTGCCATGCAGGCCCAGATCAATCTGGAGCAGGAGCGGCGGCTTGCGGCTGTTGAAAACCGGCAAGACGAACTGACCTTACAGGTTCAGCACAATTCCGATGCAATGGATAAGGTCACAGCCGCTTACACCGCCCCTCTGGCATCCGGCGAGACATGGCAGGAAAGCGCCAACCGCACCGTCAACTCCCTTGTGGAGCAGTACGGCCTGAACCACCAGAATTTCCGCCGGGATATTTACGCCGAGTTGGAATTTACCGCCGGTGTCGATCTCCAGCAGCGTGTCACCCGCTTGCAAAGCCGCATGAAGGCAAACGGAGCCACCGTCACCCAATGCAGAGCCGCGTCCAAGCTCACTGTGATCGCGCAGGACAAGAAGTTGCGGGCCATTTTTGACGGCATCCTGCGCCGACGCGCCCTGAAATTTTCTGCCGCAAGAGAACAAGCCTGACCCTTATCCGGCAATCTTCTCAATTTTGAGATTGGGTTATGGAGTATTAAATCACGAAAGGAGGCGGCGGGATGCCGCGGGTAAAACTGGGGCGGAAGCCCAATGACGAGGTTTTGATCTCACTGCTGTGGGGCAGACAGGCCGCAATCGGGATGCCGGTGGGCACGATGGCGGAGAAGGCGGGCATGACGCCGCAGACCCTACGGTCTCGGAAGAAGTCCCCGCAGGACTTTTCGCTGAAGGAACTGCTGAAGCTGGGACGCGCACTGGACATTCCCATTGAGGAACTGCGAGATGCCATCCGCTATTAACGAAGGGAGCAAGAGGACTATGACACCGACGAATATCAGCGCAAAGACGCTGGAAGCCATTGAAAAGGCACTGGCCCACGGAGACCGGGTGGAGCTGATCCCGGTGAAGGACGGTGTGAAGGTGATCCGCGTCCGGCGGGACGAGATCAAGTAAGCCTATGGGAAAAGTGAATGAGATGCCTGTCCCTAAGCGTTGGGACAGAGGAGCAGAGCGTTGCTGATGGAACCGGGAGACCGGTGTCTATTCGGCGGCGCTTTTTGTTTTTGCTGTAAGGAGACGGAAATTTGATGAAAACCTTTGAGGAATACGAGGCGGAGGCCGCATGGGAAGCCCACTTGGAAAACGCCCTTCGCGTGGCACGGCGGGAAGCTGCGGAGCGTAGGCGGAAGGCCATTCGCAAGGCGCTGCTGCTGTGGGGCGCTGTGGCGCTGGTTCTGGCAGCACTGTGGCTGACGCGGGAGAGCGGGAAGCCGGAGCCGGAGGCACCGACCGTGACGGCGGGACGGCTGGCCGGGGACGATACCCCGGCGGCGGAGTACGCTTCGCTGGTCCTCTGGCAAGAACTGGACCCTGAGACAGCCCCGCCGGTTCAGGAGGACTACGAGAACGAGAAGATCGAAGCGGCGCTGTTTGACAGCGGGTATTTCCGGGATGACGTTCCACTGGACGGAGACCTGCAAAGCTATCTCCGGGCGGCCTGCGAGGAAAGCGGCGTGGAGTACACGCTGATGCTGGCGATCATCCGCAAGGAGACCGGCTACCGGAACGTGAAGGGAGACGGCGGAGCCAGTTGGGGCTACTGCCAGGTACAGCCCCGGTGGCACAAGGCCCGGATGGAGCGGCTGGGGGTCACAGACCTGATGGACCCCTTCGGAAATTTCCGGGTGGCCTGCGACTACATGGCGGAGCTTTTGAGCCGGTATGACGTAGAGAACGCCTTGACGGCCTACAACAGCGGCCATCCGGGGCACAGCGATTATGCCAGAACCGTGATGGGGTATTGGGAGGAACTGAAAAATGGGTGAGCGCAGAAAATCCTCGCAATTCAAAGACCTCACGGGAGAAAAATTCGGGGAACTGACAGTTTGCTCACGCGCTGAAAATATTGGGAAACACGCCGCATGGAACTGCCTTTGCAGTTGCGGTGCCACAACTGTTGTATCCGCAACGCATTTGATTTCTGGACATACACAAAGCTGTGGACACTTGGCCCACTCTCACAAAATGACAGGAACGCGGCTTTACAGAATCTGGCACGGAATGAAAACCCGATGCTCTTTTGTTGATACAACGCATTATCCCTATTACGGAGGCCGGGGGATCACGGTCTGCGAGGAATGGCAGAACAGCTTTGAAGCGTTCCGGGATTGGGCGCTTGCCAACGGCTACCGGGACGATTTAAGCATAGACCGCATTGATGTAAACGGTGACTATTGCCCGGATAACTGCCAATGGGCAACATCAATGCAGCAAGGGCGCAACCGAAGAAATAATGTCTTTTATGAAATAAGCGGAGAAGCCCATACCGTACCGGAATGGTCACGCATTAGCGGTATAGGAATCCACACGATTCAAGAACGCATCAAAAGAGGCTGGACGCCTGAGCGGGCAGTTTTCGCACCGATCAAAGGAGGCAGGGCACTGTGATAACCAGAACAACCTATCGAAACCGGGAGGAATGGCTGGAAGGCCGGTCACACGGCTTGGGCGCCAGCGACATTGGGGCTTTGCTGGGCGTTTCCAAGTTCAAGACGCCCATTCAGCTTTGGAGGGAGAAAACAGGGGGAGTGAAGGCCCCGGACATAAGCGACAGCCAGCGTGTCCAATTTGGGAATGACGCTGAGGAGCCGCTTCGCGGGATGTTTCGGCTGATGCACCCGGAGTATGAATTGACGTTTGAACCGTTTACGATCTTGCGACCGGTGGGGAGGTACAGTTTTCTGTCCTGTACACCGGACGGAGAGTTGTTGGAACGGAAAACGGGACGCAAGGGCATTTATGAGAGCAAGACGGCAACGTGTCTGAGCCGTGCGGATTGGGAGAAGTGGAATTGCCAGATCCCGCAGACCTATTTCGCACAGATCATTGAGCAGATGTTTTGCGGGGAATTTGACTTTGCGGTGGTCTGGGCGCTTCTTCTGAACGCGGAAGGGGACGGTTCTTTGAGAGCCTACCATTTTGAGCGGAGCAACTGCGAGGCAAGCATCCAAGATATGCTGCCAAAGGCGGAAGCCTTTTGGGACCATGTGGAGGCGGGGACGATGCCCGCCCAGACTTTGATTTTGTAAGGCGCACAACTCCGAAAAATTTAAACATGAAAAGGAGAATTTATATGGAAAAAGAAGTGTTTCACGTCACGGTGAGGAACGCCAAAACCGGCGAGATCCGGGTGGACAGAGATGCTACGGCACTTATCTGCGTGGCTTCGGACGGTGAGAGTACGCAGATATGCCACGAAATCTCCTGCAACAGCAGTACGTTGGTGCACCTGCTTCAACAGACATTGTTTGATGTCTCGCGTATTTGCAAAGAATTTCCGAAAATTGCCGCTTTACTGGCAACCTCTTACTGCGAAGGCGAGGGAAATGAAGAGGAGGAGAAGGCATGATGCTGGTAAACATTCGCTATTATAAGCCCCTGCACAAGGCATACGCGGGGAACGCATTTACCTACCGGACGGCGATGCCGCTGACGGTGGGGGACAAGGTGATGGCTCCCACCAAGGGGGGAGACAAGCGGGCCATGGTGGTGGAGATCAACGTGCTGGAGAGCCGTGTGGACGAGCGGATCATGCCGCTGCTGAAGGAGATCACGGACTATGACACCGGGGAACAGGAGGACGCAGACGCATGAGCAGTGCAATGGAATTTGCCATTACCACGGATCTTACTCCGCTGAAGGAGTTTAACATCTCCGCCAACTTTGAAGAGTGTCAGGCGTGGCTGGAAGAGAATCTGGCCCCGTACCGGGGCATGGTGGTGACGGAGGAGGCTATCGGCGCGGCGAAGAAGTACCGGGCCAACATCCGCTCCGTGGCGGGACGTATCGACGAGTGCCGGAAGATGGCGAAGGCGGCGGCGCTGGCAAGCTACGCCCCCTTTGAGGAAAAGTGCAAGGCACTGACGGCCCTGTGCGACGAATCTGCCGCCAATCTGGACGGCCAGATCAAAGCCTTTGACGAACGGCGCCGCACGGAGAAACTGGACGCTATCCGGGCCTTTTTTGATGAGCGCATCGGAGAATTGGCGGAATTTCTTCCGTGGGAAGCGGTTCTGGACAAGCGGTGGGGCAACGCTACCTATTCTGAGGAACAGGCCCACAAGGACATTCTGGTGGCGATCAGCAAGTGCGACAGCAGTATTGCCGCCATCCGCGGCCTGAACAGTGAGTTCGAGACCACGCTCTTGGAAGAGTACAAGCAGTGCCGCGATCTGCCCACGGTGCTGAAAAAGGATCAGGCGCTCAAGCGGGTGAAGGAGATTGAGGAACAGCGGAAGGCGGAACAGGAACAGCGCAGACAGCAGGCCGAGGCTGCGCGGGCGGCGGAGGAAGCCGCCAGAGCGGAGCGGGTGCAGGCCGCCGTGTTAGCGTCCAGAGCCATTCAGACGGAAGCACCGGCACCGGCCCCGGCGGCGGAGGTACAGCCGAAGCGCACGGCTCCGCAGACCGTCACCCTTTCGTTCCGGGTGACAGGCACTGTGGAGCAGCTGAACGGACTGCGGGATTATATGCTGGCCAACGGCATCGCCTTTGGCCGCGCAGACTGAATAAGGGAGGAATTTTGTCATGAAGGCAACAAACAGCTTTGCGACCCAGACCCAGCGGGACAAGCCCACGTTTTCCATGGCCATTGCGGCCCCCAGTATGCAGAAGATGATCCAGAGCGCTCTGCGGAGCGACAAGGCGGCGGCGCGGCTGACTTCCACCCTGATCTCCGCCGTGAATGCCAGCGAACAGCTGAGAGCCTGTGAACCCAGCACCATTGTGGCGGCGGCCCTCCGGGGCGAGGGCATGGGCCTGATCTTCGGCCATGGCTACTATGTGGTTCCCTACGGGACTACCGCAACGTACATTCTGGGCTACAAGGGATACATCCAGCTTGCCATGTCCACCGGGTTTTATGCCGACATCGACTGCACGGACATTCGTGAGGGCGAGATCGAGGGGCGGAGCCGCCGGACGGGCAAGCCCATCGTGAACCTTGCCAAGTATGAGAGCGACGAGGAGCGGCAGAGTAAGCCTATTATCGGCTACTACGGTTACTACGAACTGAAGGACGGGACCTTCCGTTTTGAATACTGGCCCATGGACCGGCTCCTTCGCCATGCGGACCGGTACTCCAAGGCGTTCAGCTATGAGAAGTTCAAGGCCATGCAGAGTGGGGAGATGAACCCCAAGGACGTGGAAAAGCTGCTGAACGGTTCCCCTTGGTATGATCCCAACGGTGGGCAGGACCGGATGTGCCGCAAGACGATTCTGCGGCAGCTGCTGAACAGCGGCTACGCGCCCTTGTCCCCGGAGGTCAAGACCCAGCTCATGGAGGAAGCCAGCGCTGAGGACGAGGGCATGATCCCGGATATGCCCATGCCGGAGCGCACGGTGGCATCTACCGGAGAGGTGGTGGAGACTGCCCCCGTGGCTGTGGAAGCCCATCAGGAAACCGTGGAGAGCGAATCCGGTATGGTTACACCCCCAAAGGCGGAAAAGACCGCAGAGACCTCTCAGAAGGCGCAGGACGATGGTATGGACTATGCGGCCACTTTCTTTGGGGAATGAGGTGAGAGACCATGCTGATCTCCATTAAGACGCGGGAGGAGGACGGGAGCCGGTACATGATGTGTGCCGGCACCGTGACCCGCGAGGTCAAGACCGGGGCCACCGCCAAGGGGACCCCGAAAGCGGAATTTGGCATGAAGTACGCCAAAGGCGAGTTCATGAACGTGTCCGCCGTGGGGGACGATGACGTGACCCGCATGGCATCGTGTCTGGAAAAAGGGGATGCCGTTCTGGTGTGCGGCGTGTGGAAAACCCGGAGCTACACCACCCGTGACGGGGAACAGAAGGAGTGGAGCGAGCTGCACGCGGAGTTTGTGGCCCCGCAGCCGGTGATGGCGGCAGTGCTGGGGTTGCTGGCGGCAGAAAGTGAGAAGCCGCGCTCCCCTGAACCGGCGAAACCTATGGAACACAGCGGCAGTCAGGCGGGTTCCCTTGACAGTCAGGAGGACGCCGTTTTGCCGTGGGAACAGCCTGCAGAGGACGAACCCTACGATTATGTACCGCAGATTTAGGGAGGATGAAGCGAAGCCATGGCAAGTGACGTGAAGTGGATCAAGATTACCACGGACATTTTTGACGATGAAAAGGTTCTGATGATCGAATCCATGCCAAGTGCGGACAGCATCATCGTGATCTGGTTCAAATTGCTGGTGCTGGCCGGGAAGCAGAACAACAGCGGCGTGTTTATTCTGAACAACCGCATTGCGTACACGGATGAAATGCTGGCGTCCATCTTCCGGCGGGACATTGGCCTTGTACGGATGGCCCTTCGGACCTTTGAGCAGTTCGACATGATTGAGATTGTAGACGATGTGATTACGATCCCGAACTGGGGGAAGCACCAGACGTTAGATTCTTACGAGAAAAAGAAGGAGCGGGACCGGATTTATCAGGCGAAGCGGCGGGCAAGCCAAAAGCGGCTGATTGAAAAATCGTCTGACACATCGCTCGACCGCCATGCCGACCAGTCGCTACCTGTCGCTGTTTCAGAAGAAGAAAGAGAAGTAGATATAGAAGATATATCTTCTTCACTACGTTCAGAAGATATGGGGGGCAGTGCCCCCAGTGAGCCAAAGGCACCGGAGAGCGGAAAGCGGGCGGCGGTGAAATTCGTACCGCCCACGCTGGAAGAGGTGGAAGCCTACGCCGCGTCCCGGCAGAGCACGGTGGACCCCCGTCGGTTTTTTGAGTATTTTAACACCCCGGACGCGCAGGGCCGCTCGTGGAGGGACAGCAAGGGCAACCCGGTGAAGAACTGGAAGCAGAAGTTCCTCACATGGGAGGGCCGGGACGGCGGGAAGGGAAAGCCCGCCCTGGCGGCATCCCGGACGAACAAGCCCCGGAAAAGCTGGACGGAGCTGGCGGCGGAGATGGACGCGGAGGAGGGCCGCACAACATGACCAGACAGGAGACGGGCATCATCATGGATATTCTGACGGCGGCCTATCCCCGGTTTTACAGCAGCACCACCGGGCCGGATATGCGCAACGCCATCAAACTGTGGGCGGATATGTTTGCCCATGACGAGGTGGCGCTGGTGGCGGCGGCGGTAAAAAGCGTGATCGAAAGCGACGAAAAGGGCTTCCCGCCCACCATCGGACAGGTAAAGGCCAAACTTCGCCTGCTGACGGCAAAACCGGAAATGACGGAGGCCGAGGCATGGGGCCTGGTGGCAAGGGCCATCCGAAACGGGCTGTACGGTGCGGAGGAGGAATTTGAGAAGTTCCCGCCGGTGGTACAGCGGATCGTGGGCAGTCCAAACACGCTGCGGGAGTGGGCGCGGATGGACACGGAGACGGTGCACAGCGTAGTGTCCAGCAACTTCCAGCGCAGCTACCGGGCCATTTCCGCACGGGAACGGGAGATCAACGCCCTGCCTTCGGAGGTTCGGGCGCTGGTACAGCGCATCGGCACCGGGCCGGAGCCGGAGAAGCTGGCGGCGCCTGAGAAGAAGCCCCTGCCGGCGGCGGAAGCGAAACCGGAAGCCGAGGCGGTGAAGCCGCCGGAATGGTTCAAGGATGCGGTACGGACCCAGCGGCGCAGCCGGGATGAGGTGATGGCCTATCTCCGGGGAAAGGCCGATGGGGATGGCAGGTAATTTTACGCTGGCAAGCTGTATGCGGAGATACAGCACGAAAGCGGAGAAGGAGGACCCCTCCAACAGTCTGCACAAGTGCTGGTCCTGCAAGCTGGCCTATGGGCAGTGTGAATGGAGCCGGGTGGACGAGAAAAGCGGAAAGGTCCGCTTTGAGGACGTCCCCGGCTGGAAGGTCCGGCGGAGATCCCGCATGGATCGGGACGGACTGGTGGAGCGAGTGCAGGTTTTGGACTGCCCGAAGTATCAGGAGGAAAAGCGATGAGTGTTTGTTTGGATGATCTAAACAGCCTGCCGGAGCGATACCGGAAGCAGGTACAGCAGCAGATGCAGGCCCAGCAGATCGACCGGACGGCCAGGGTGATGGCCCGGTTCGTGACGGAGGAGAAGGGAAAGGCGGAAGCGGCGGCGGAGGGTAAGCGCAAGCACCACAACCACCCCACCGCCCGAACCCTGCCCAACGGAACGGAGCACACCTTCGACAGCCGCAAGGAGGCAGCACGGTATGACGAGCTGGTACTGCTCAGCAAGGCCGGGGCCATCCGGGACCTGCGGCTCCAACCCCAATTCACGCTGAAGGAAAGCTACATCACGGCCAACGGCGACCGAAGCCGCGCCGTGACGTATCGGGCGGACTTCTCCTACGAGGATCGGGGGAAGGACGGCACATGGCATTTGGTTGTGGAGGACGTAAAAGGCCCCTCTACGAAAAAAGACAAGACCTACCGCATGAAGGTGAAGATGATGCAGGACATGAAGCACATCACCGTGCGGGAGGTATGAACGGAAAGGAGATATGCCCGGTGGAGACCGTAACTGTGATCGTGCGGGCCGTGCTGCCATGGGACAGCGCGGACGGGAAAGACCGGATCGAGATATGCACCCATGACCGGCAGAGCCAGATCGACTACTGCCTGAACCACTGCCCCTATGCGGAATGCGTGAACTGCGCGGGCGGAGGTCGGACTACCAGCCGCGGCGGGCGGCCGCCCCTTCTGCGGGAAGCGGAAATGCAGAAGCTGCGGGAGCTGCTGGAAGCACGGACAGACCCGGCGGACATTTGCCGGGAGATGCACATGGACGCGGATTTTCTGAGTCGGTGCAAACGAAAACTGCGGAGGGAAAGAAAACGAGACGATTATTTGAAAATGCAAGAGGGGGTGATTTAGGTGAAGCATTATGGAGATGTCACAAAAATTCACGGAAATGAAGTAGAACCCGTGGATTGTGTGATAGGTGGTTCACCTTGTTAGACAGGATCTTTCCATTGCTGGAAAGCGGGCGGGACTGGCTGGGGCGCGTTCCGGCCTGTATATGGAGCAAATACGGATTATCAAGGAGATGAGAGAACGTGACAGAAGAATGGGGCGAACAGGTGAGTTTGTGCGACCTCGGTATATGGTCTGGGAAAATGTTCCCGGAGCCTTCTCAAGCAACGGCGGAAAAGACTTCGCAGCCGTCCTCGAAGAAGCCATCCGCATCGCAGAACCGGAAGCCCCCGATATTGAAGTGCCTGAAAAAGGTTGGAACACCTGGGGGGGATACCACGATGAAATGGGAGGACGATGGAGCGTTGCGTGGCGAGTGCTCGATGCGCAACACTGGGGAGTCCCCCAACGTCGCCGTAGAATCGCGCTTGTCGCAGATTTTGGAGGCGACACCGCATGGGAAATACTGTTTGAGCGCAAAAGCGTGTCAGGGTATCCTGCGGAGAGCGGAGCGGAGGGGGAAAGACCTTCCGCCGATGCTGAAAGCGGTGCTGCTTACGCAGTCCGAATCAGGGGAGGATGCGACGGAGGCGGAAAAGGAGCCTTAGTCCAGACGGAGAAAAGCGGAACGATTAAGGCAGGGAATGACCAGACGCTTTTCTGCATGGCAACTCAGCAAGGCGGGGCCGAGGTACGAAGCGATGACCGTGCACCGACCTTGACCGCTTCCGCAGGCATGAGCGGGAACAACCAGCCAGTTGTATGCGCCGGGTTTAAGCTGGGGAACAGCGAACAGGCCCGGAGCATCGGATACGCCGAGAAACAGGCCCCTACGCTGAACGCGGAGTGCGGAGGGAATAAACCGGCGGTGATGTGCCTGAACGATCAGGGCGGGAATGTGATGGGTGTGAGCCATGATGTTGCCGGTACGCTGAGAGCACAGGAGCATGGGCACCAGCCAGCGGGCATGGCGTTTGATACTACGCAGATCACCAGCAAGCAGAATGGGAGTATTCCTGACTTCGGGAAACCATGTCACACGCTGAACGCCAATGCCCATGTACCGTGCGCCGTGCTTGATATGAGCCACGCCTGCGACGTCATCCGGGACTGCGGCGAGGTAGCGCCCAGTCTGCAAGCCCGTATGGGAACCGGCGGCAATCAGATTCCACTGACGTACCAGAAAACAACCGGAACTTTATCGCCCGGAGCACACGCAGGGAGCTATAACGGGCAGGACGCTTACAACGATATGCTGGTGGTATCAAGCGAAATTTCCCCAGCATTAAGAGCAAAAGCCAATGACCCATACCGAACAGATATGGCCGCGTATGTCGCAAGCGTAGATTGCCGAAATTTCACCGAGGGCGGGGAGATCAACGGAACCTTGCAGGCAAAGGAAAGCGAAGGCCAAAGCCTGAACCTGAACAATACGGTCCGCCAAAACATGGTGGTTCGCCGTCTGACCCCGTTGGAGTGCGAACGGCTGCAAGGCTTCCCTGACCACTGGACCGACTTGGGCGAGTGGACGGACAGCAAGGGCAAGCGCCACAAGGACGCGGACAGCCCCCGGTATAAGGCACTGGGCAACTCCATCGCCCTGCCGCCGTGGAAATGGCTGCTGAAACGGCTGTGCGGCAACTACGAGCGAAATGCGACTATGGCGAGTTTGTTCGATGGAATAGGCGGTTTTCCGCTGATTTGGGAGCAGTTGAACGGACGCGGAACGTGCCTATGGGCCAGCGAGATTGAGGAGTTCCCAATCGCCGTGACCAAACGTCGGTTCGGCACGGTAGAGGAACCGGGAGACATGGGACGGTTTTTGTTCCCATGCGGAAACGAAAGGAGCGGGACATGAAGCACGGCAACGATTATTGGGAACAGGAAGCCTACTGGGAACTTGAACGGCGGCGGGCGGAGAAGAACCGCAAAACCAGAGAACAGCGGCGGCGGGAGCGGGCGGACACCTCCGCCATGATCGGCGGAATTTGCTTTTTACTGCTGCTGGCGGTTCTTTTGGCAAAGGTCATGCTGGGAGGTGGAACGCCATGAACAGGGGAAACCGGAGAGCAGGAGAGCACCGGGTACTGGAACCGTGCGCCCTGTGCGGAATGTACAGTGGGGAGCGGATGGAGGACGCGGCACCACCCTTTGACTTCGCCGTGGTGTGCGCTTCCTGCGGGGCGCGGACCAGACCGTATCACGGCCTGAACTGCGCCACAAAAGCGTGGAACCGGGGTGATGTTTACCGCCCGGAGAAAGGAAAACACCATGTATCACTGTGAAACCTGCGGTGCGGAGTTTGAAGCGCCGATGATCTTAGACCGGTCGGAGCCGAGACCGGACTGCTTTTTTGAGCGGTTTCGGAAGGTGGGCTGTCCCTATTGCGGGAGCCAGTATTTCAACGAATTGGACGAGGAAGGGGAGGCAGAATGATGGATGCTGTGGAGTTTTTGGACAAGGTTGACCGTCTCAGCAAAAGGGGATCTACCGAAGAAAAAATGCGCTACACCGATTATAGGGCAGCAGGAGATAACGTAGGGGCGGTGAAGTTTGTCGAGCGGTGGGCCGTCGCGCACCCCGCCAAAACCAGACAGAGCGAGTTTTTGAAACTGTTTCCGAACGCACAAACTGATTCGGGATGCCTTAATGCTTGCCCAATGGATGTATTCGGCAATACGGGCATCGACTGCAACAAGCGAACTTGCTTTGAGTGCAAAAAGGAGTTCTGGCTTGCGGAGGTGGAGGAATGACCCGCGAAGAGATTTTAGCCGCTGCCAAGCAGTGCGTGTGCGGAGGAAGGGAAACCGACTACGGAACGCCAGAGGACAGTTTCGGCCTGATTGGGCAATACTGGACGGTATACACCGGGCACACGATTACGGCGAAGGACGTTGCCATGATGATGGCGCTGCTGAAAATCGCACGGATTCAGGGCAACCGGGCAACGGGCGATTGCTTCGTTGACCTCGCCGGTTACGCCGCCTGCGGCGGGGAATTGGAGAACCTATGAGCGATTTGGAGCAGACCGCAATCGAGCGGCTGAAAGCGGCATCGGATATGAGCCTGCGGCGGGGAATTGGAGGACGTATGAAAGTGTTGATAGCTTGCGAGGAATCGCAGGAAGTCTGTAAGGCGTTCCGCGCATTGGGACATGAGGCATATTCCTGTGACATTCAGGAGCCGTCCGGCGGACATCCTGAGTGGCATATCCAGGGCGATGCGCTCAAGGCCATCAAGGGGATGCAAGTGACTACCATGGACGGGGAGACGCATGACGTCGGCAAATGGGATTTGCTGATTGCGCACCCGCCGTGCACATACCTGACAAACGCCGGGGCAAGGCACATTTGGAAAGGCGGTCAGTTGCAGCCTGATCGAGTGCAAAAGGGTATCTTAGCACGAGATTTGTTTATGCGTTTCTGGGATGCGGATATTCTGAGGGTGGTTATTGAAAATCCAGTTCCATCCAAGATTTTCTGTCTACCTGAGTATTCTCAAATTGTTCAGCCTTTCCAGTTTGGACACGCCGTAACCAAGAAAACCTGTCTTTGGGAAAGAGGGGTACTCCCCTTGAAGCCAACAAACATCGTAGAGCCGGTTAAGGGACGAAAGATGGTTCTGAGAAACGGAACTGTCCGCTACTCCTGTTGGGAAATGGATTGCGGCGGAAGTAAGGAGGAACGGGCAAAAGCCCGAAGCAAGACCTTCCCCGGCATCGCCAAAGCCATGGCGGAGCAATGGGGCGGAGACATAAGGGAGGAACTATGAGAGATACAAACCTCGTAAATGCGCTGCGTGAGCACGCAGATTGGCGGGAAAATGGGGACATGATGGATCTGCTGGGAGGGCTGGAGAAAGACCTGCTTGCAGCCGCTGACCGGCTGGAGAATCAAAACGCACACATCGCGGCGCTCCAGCAGGAGATCGAGAAGTTGCGGGGGCAGAATAGACAACTGATGCTTGAACGCAACTATGTTATGTCGATAATTGCGGATGTCAGAAAAGCCGGAAAGACGTGGATGTGCCAGTATTGCGCTCATTGCAAGGACATCTTCAGCGGCATGGCTGACTGCGATTCCAAGCAGCTGTGTGTTATGCCATATAGTCAGTTTGAGCTAAAAAGACCGGAGCCGCCGGAGGTAAAGCTATGAAAAAGCCTCTTTTTTGCCGCATTGGTTTGCACAAGCTGAACAAGTATGCGTATGTTCAGGTGGAGCGCCGCCGAAGCGACCGGCACGGCGGGAAGTACCACACAAATTACGCAGTCTGTGAACGGTGCGGAAAACTATGCTACCGAGTGAAGCAAAAAATGGAGGGAATGTGATGGAACGACTGACGAAGTACGACACCGATGGACAGGCAATGATGGACTGCCAGAAGTGCGAAGCGGATTGGACGGGTAAGCATGGTAAGCCGATGGCTGACTGCACTGCACTGTATTGCCGCAATCGTTTGTTAGATCGGCTGGTAAAATATGAGGATACGGAGCTGACACCGGAGGAAGTGTCTGCGCTGGTTAAAGACTGGAGCGACCTTTGCACGATCGTCGGAGAGTGCGGCGGTCTTGACCGAGTAAGGGCGCTGGCCGAGGCCGACAAGGAAGGCAGGCTCTTCCTCCTGCCGCTGGAGCCTGGGCGGCCGATGCTCTGCCAGGAGCATTTTGAACGAACGTGGGTGATGAAGAACGTGGCGCCCTGCGTCCAGTACCAGAGCAGCGTCGGTGTCGTCTTTCACATGGAATACGACGTGTTCCGCGGCCTCGTGGAGCGCGGAAAGATCACTCCCCTCTCGCCGGAGGGAGAAAAAGCATTGGAGGCGATGAAGGATGGCTGAATTAAAGCCCTGCCCGTTTTGCGGCGGGAAGGCCATTCTCGTGCCTTGCGATGACGAGGGAAATCTGCACGATATCTACGATACGCCGGAAGAAGCGACGGAAGCATGGAACAGGAGGGAGGAAAGAACATGACGAAGCGTTTTTGCGATCTCTGCGGAAAAGAAATATTCAATATTCAGGACACTTATAGGGTCTGCGTGGAGAGCAACGCAAGCATCTACGCGAGCAACCCGGACATAGTGGATGTCATAGTGGATGTGGGGGAAATATGCCCTGCCTGCGCGAAGCGTATCCACCAGACTGTGCGAGAGCTGAAGCAGGAGGGCTGACCATGGCTGGATACATCGAGCGCACGGAAGAAATCATGCTTGCCATGAATGCCGGTGCGAGGGCAATCGAGAACACAAGGCGCTATCACGGTGCTGTATACATCAAAGATTTGTCCTCGGAGAACTCACAGGAAATCCCGTACTTGCTGGCTGCCAAAGTGTTGCGGGAAGTAAGTGATGCCCCAGCCGCCAACGTGGCCCCAATCGAAGCGCTGGAGCGCCTGCGGGACGAGCTGTGCGCGCAGGACCTAATCACCTTGGAGGGGCTGAGAAAACTGAACACGTTGATTTGGAAATACACAACGGTGCATGACGGAGGATTAACACATGGATGTTGCCGGAAGAAAAGTTGTCAAAACGAGGGTTGACCATGTTTGCTTTGGGTGTGGGCGAAAATTTTGCCGAGGGACTATGATGGAACGCAGTTGTGTTTTTGATGGAACTCCGTGGACGTGTTATCTATGTGAGAGTTGCAAAAAAGCCTCTGCGGAGCTGGGCTGGCAGGATGAGTACGGATTCGGAGACCTTCGTGAACGTGCGCTTGAGATTGAGAGGGCCAAGATGGACGGCGAAAGTACGGAAGGAGATGTTGAGCATGGGATGGGCAGCAAAGAATAACCCTGTTGCACAAGCGGCAAGACGGGGAGAAATACCACCGAAGAAACCGCCATTGGGGAAAAAGGCTGTGCGGCAGATCATGGCGGCACGTATGGAAGAACTGATTTTTCCGCCGAAAGTACGAGAGATGCTGGCAATAATGAGCGGAGATGAGAACCCGTACAGACACAAACTGTAAACACAAGGAGACAAGAACTTTTGCCCCAACTGCGGGGCGATAATGGACGGAGGTGCTGAATGAAACGGAAAGACTGGCTGATTATAGCCTTTTGGACGATGGTCATAGCCGCTGGCATTGCGTTTATCGTGTTTTATTTCAAAAGCATTTTAATCGCCGACATTCCACTGTGGCTGAAACTGTACTTGTTAAGGGGGAAGTAAGATGTCTAAACAATCGGGGTACTTGCAACGGTGGGAAAACGAGACCAACCGGCTGCTTCAGGCAACGATGGTTATAACCTCGCAATTCGACATTGATACATTGCAAATCGCGATCCACCAGACGGAGGGCTGGGGCTATGATCGCATTATGCGGCTCACCGAAGCATGGGCAGAGGTGAGAAAAGAATACAGGCCGGCACTGGACTACAAAAACCCGGCGGCGGACGTGTGTCAGGAGCACATGGACCGGGTGCTGAAGGAGATCATCCGGGATAAGGCGGAGCTGATTCCGCACGCTGAGCGGTACAAAGATTTGAAAAAAGTGACGTATGGAGGACGGAAATGAAGATCGGACAGACGGTGCGGGCAAAGTTCAAGACGCTGCCGGTGGAGCGGGCGAAAAGTGAGCGGTCAAGCGTGGAGCTGTGCCCGATGCGGACGGGGAGGGTGACATGGATTCACCCCAAGGGACGGGTTATCGCCGTGACGACCAAAACCCTTGGCGGGGACGTGACGGAGAACTTTTTGCCCGGAGAGGTCCGGGCAGTCTGAGAAAGGGGGCGGAGGACATGGCAGAGACGCTTGTAAATTTTGTGATCCTGCTTGTAGTGGTGGGCTTTGCGGTCTATGAGGCGAGCAGCGGAAATATTGCCATGACGGTATACGCCTGCACGATGCTGGCGCTGTTTTCTTTGCTTTGGAAGATGGAAAGCATCGAACGGCACCTGAAACGGCTTTGCAAATTGCTGGAAGGGGAGGGGGACGATGGAAAGGACTGAGGACCACAAGCAGGGCAGGGAACTGCCGGTCTACGCGGTACGGCTGCGGGAATTGCGGCGGGCCAGAGGCATGAGCAGCCGCCGGGTATCCGAATACTGCGGTATGAGCCACGGCATGGTAGGCTTTTACGAAAGCGGCATGAAGGAACCGAAGGCCACGGCCCTGATCACGCTGGCAGATTTTTACGGCGTGAGTGTGGATTACATCCTTGGCTTGGAGCCGGAATAAAAAATTTTTCAAGTGGCTACTAAAGTTTACCAAATCGGGAAAATCTTGTGAAATAATAGAGAGTGAGAAGAAATAAATTCTTTTCACTCTCTGTTTTTTTAGGGGAAGGAGGCCGCGAATGGAACTGGAACCGATGGATACAGCGGAACTGACTGCACAGCAGGAACGCTATGACGCCATTGCCCGTGCCACAAGCGACAGCCTTGCCCTTTTTTACTGCTGCATTGAATTTGACCGGCCCTTTGATATGCTGGCGGTGCCAAAGGAGCCGGACGTGGGCGAGAAGTGGATCGCCTACCTGGACAATCTGCGGGTCAAGAAGCTGGACGTGCGCCGCGGGGAACGCCTTGGCTTTCTGGACGGGCTGACGGACATTACCAAGATTTTTGGCGAGGGCCTGACCGCTGGGGAATTTACCAAGGCAGTGGGCAACGAGAAGTCCGCCCGGAACCGGAAAGTGGGGACGGCACAGCAGAGGAAGAACTGGGGCGAAAACTCCGCAAAGAACCCCTACACCTCTGAGGACTATGACGAACTGGATCGCATTTACGAGGCACTGTCCAGCGACCTGATGGCGGCGGGCGGCGTAAGCGTGAAGCAGGAGTTCATTCTGCGGGATTGCGCAAAAATGACGCTGGACCGGGACAAGATGCGGGCCATCGGCCAATATGACAAGGCGGCTAAGCTGAACAAAATGGTTCAGGATAACCTGTCCAGCGAGGGACTGCGGAAAAAGGACGCGAAGCCGATTGACGATCTGCGGATCGACAGTCTGGTGGAGGCACTGGAAAAGAAGGGACTTTTGAAAAACGGGAAACAATGTGACCCGGACGAAATGTTCCGCATTTTGTTTGGGCGATCCTGCAAATACCCCTACACCATGGACGCGGCGGAACAGATGCTCATGATCAACGAAAACCGGATGCGGCAGAACGAGGGGCGGCCTGAGCTGACCACCCTGCCGCCGGAGATGCGGCTGCGGGACGAGTTGGGGGAGTTTGCGGAGGAACCCAATGATCAGGAGAAGGAGGCATATCAGCGGCTTGGACTGGTGAAGATGCCTCCGGCGAAGAAAAAGCGGTAAGGAGGAGCCATGGCACGGCGGGCCGGAAAGGCATGGACAAGTTCGCAGGGCTGGGTCAGCGTGAAGCCCACAGCAGAGCGGGACTACACGGACTATGAGGATGCCTGGTGGGCCTTCTTGATCTGGGTGTTCCGGTGGTATCCGGACAAGCTGCTGGACCTTGTGCGGAGCGACGAAGCGGACTTCGCAAACGAGGAGATCATGCAGCGGGTGATGGTGCGGGCCTACGCCAGGAAACGGGAGGTGGCGATCACCGGAACCCGAAGCCTGACAAAGACCAGCACAAAGATGAAATACGCCATGGTGAACGGGCTGGTATGGCCGGGGACCCAGAGCGCATATTATGGTCCAAGCTACAAACAGCTTGCCGCCATCGGCGGGAAAACCTATCACCAGATTGAGCACGATTACCCCATCCTTGCCAAGCACTGGCGGGTCAGCGCGGAGAGCAAGGACGATTTCAAGATTGAGACGGACGGCGGAAGCGCCTTTTATATCTCCGCCATGCGCGGCGACAACCTGCATGACGTGACGGCGGAGGAATACGCACAGGAAGAAAACCCGCCTTTTGACTACAACGAGTATTCCACCGTGGTGCTGCCGGCTGTGCGTCTCTGGCACAACATCAGCGGTGAGCGGGACAAAAACTTCGTAGGATACAAGAAACACGCCATCACCAGCGCGGGGCGCAAGCAAAACCACGCCTTTCAGACCCGGTGCAAGGTGATGAAGAAAATGACCCAAGGGGAAAGCGCCTTTGCCATTGACATTTCATGGGAAAGCATCGTGCTCATGCAGATGCGTCCCTATGAATGGGCGCAGGGACTCCGGGAGGAGCTGACGGCGGAAAAGTGGATGCGGGAGATGGAGAGCCGGTTTACTGGCGCGGACGAGTTTCCCGTGCTTTCCGACGAGGTGCTGACGGATTCCCAGCGGGTGCTGGTGATGGAGACGGAGCACTGCTGCAAGGACCCGCACCCCAAGCTGGACCCGGAGGAAGTTATTTACATTGTGGGCTATGACGTTTCCTACGAGGATTCCGCCAAAAACGCCAAGTGCGCCTGCGTGGTGCTGAAGCTGACCCGTCAGCGGGAATACCTGAAACGGGACCGCTTTTTGAAGCAGCTGGTTTACATTGACGATTGGCCCCCGCCGGACCAGAGCAAGGCCCAGGCACGGCGGGTGAAGGCCATTTGGAACCGATTCTGCTATGACGGCAGCCAAACCTACATCGCCATCGACTCCTGGCAGTACGGGCGCGGGGTGCTGGAAGATTTGATGACCGACTTGGGAGACGGCTTGCCGCCCCTGTGTGTGAAGAACCACGCGGCTTATGCGGCGGCGGAGCTGCCGGGGGCCATTCCGGTGATCTACCCCATCAAGGCAGGCGGCACCGGCGTGACGGACCCGGACTTTGAAATGCTGAAATACGCGCAGACGGAGTTTGAGCACCACAACGTTGAACTTCTGACGCTGAACGCCAACGAGGGCGTGGAGGCATATAAGCGCGCCCACCGCATCCGGGACGATGACCGGGACTACCAGTTCGCACAGCCCTATCAGAAGTGCCGGGAGCTGTCCGGCCAGATACAGAACCTAAAGCTGGTGCCCAGCGGGGCGGGGATGAGCGAGAAGCGCATTTCCAAGGCCATTCAGCGCGATAGCTGGTCCGCCACGAAATATGCCCTGCGGCTGGCCCAGCTGATCGAGCGGGAGGAACTGCTGACGGAGATCCACGGGAAAAACAAGAGCGACTGGGCGTCGGCGCTGGATCGGTTCAAGGAAAACAAAGTGGCTCCGCCTATCAGCACCGGAAGCAGCGGACGGCTGGTGACGGCGCGGCGGGGAGGCCGGAGGTTTTGACAATGGCTCAACGGAAGAAACGATACCGGTTGTACGCCATGGGGCGGACCCGGAAAACGGAAGAGATCGCGTATGACACCCGGTTTTACCGGATCTGCGCAGGGTACATTCTGTTGTATCTCACCGGACGGAAAAAGCCGGAGGGCGCAGTGGAGGTGGCAGGGGCAGACCTGGACCGTCTGACAGACGGAGACCGCCTGTGGCTGGCGGACTGCAACACCATGATCCTGGCGGAAGCGGCGGCCCAAGCGGGCGTAACGCCGGAAGCAGCGGAGAAGCAATGGGTCAGCACTCTGGACCGGCTGGAATGGGAATTGCAGAAGGAGCGGGAACGCATGAAGGGAGGCGGGGAGCATGGACCTGCAAACTGAATTGAGGTCGGTGCAATTCGCCTCGTACCCGAAGATATTCGGAAGGCTGCGGGAATTGGCGGCACAGTACGGCGATCTGCCCATGGACGCCGTAAGCAGCGCGTTTATGCGGGCGGCCAGCAACACCTACACCCGGAATAACCCCTACATTCAGAACCGCCGGGTAAAGGCCATTTCTTCGCTTCCGGTGAATTACAGCAAGGACAAGGTGGCGGAGATGCTCACCGCACCAGACGGCAACGAACAGGGCCTGCGGCAGGTGGCCCACGCGCTGGAATGGACGGCGTATCCCCTGTTTCACACCCGGAAGGTGTACACGGAGATGCTGACCTACCACAGCTACATTGCCCCGGAGTACGCCACAGAGGAAGAAGCGAAGCGGGAGGACTTCCTGCGGGAATGGCAGCTTTTGGACAAGCTGCGGAAAACGCTGGACCCCAAGGCCACGGCCCATGAGATCGCGGGACAGGTCTTGCAGGAGGGAAAGGTTTTCTACTATCCCCGGATCAGCGTGGACAAGCCTCACAACAAGGTAAACCACGCCTTTTTACAACAGCTCCCCAGCGACTGGGTAAAGATCGTAGGGTTCAACAACGTGTCGAAATACACGGTGGCGATGAACCTGATGTACTTTATGCAGCCGGGGACGAACCCCTTGCAGTTCGGAGACCTGCTGCTGCCCTATCTGGATGACTTCTACGCATCGGCGGAGCGGGCACCGGAGGGCACGGGGAAGCGGGTGATTTTCGCGGCGCGGGACCGGGTGGACCTGAACGTGCTGGAACAGCGGAGGAAGCAGACCGGTGGCCGATTGGCCGGAGACCCGGAGGTATACTCCCAGAACGGACGGTGGTTCTACTGGGTGACGCTGCCGGTGGACAAGATTTTCACCTTTGAGGCAGACGATGTATCCCGGAACGCCATTTCCCCGCTGGCGGGGCTGTATCTCTCTCTGGTGCAGATGGCCCAGTACGAGCAAATTCAGCTGGAACTGGTGCAGAACCCCCTGATCGCACTGTTTACCGGCGAGATCCCCTACAAGGATAAGTCCGAAATTACAAGCACAGAGGACGATTACCGGCTTTCCGACGCAGGACGGCGGCTGTTTGAGTACCTGTGGTATCAAATGCTGTCAGAGAGCAACACCAGCGGGATCGGCTGGTTCACGGCCCCTGTGGAAAACATCAAAATGCACCAGCTGGCAGAAGCACCCAGCGCCACCAAGATTTCCGCAGCCGGGTACAGCTACGCCATGAACAAGGCGGGGCTGTCCGCCATCGTCCCCACCACGGAGGACCCCAAGGCAGGCATTGCACAAATCTCCTTGCAGATCGAAGGGAAGTTTGCGGAGTGCGTATACCGGGGCTACGAACGGATGATGGCGGCCATTATGGACAAGCTGAATCTGAAATATTCGTGGCGGTTCTCGCTCTTTGGGACCCTCTCCACAGAGGAAAAGCGGATGGAGGAGGCCAAGCAGGGCATGACCCTTGGCATCCTGCCACAGACCATCATTTACATGGCCATGAACGATCTCTCGCTGCTGGACGATCTGAGCATTTCCAACGCCATCAAGGCAAGCGGCATCATGGATAAGCGTTTGCCGCTGGTGACAAGCTACAATGCCAAGCAGTCCGAAAGCGGACTGCCGCCCCAGGCGGCCCACGATCTGAACCCCGGCGGGAGACCCAAGGGGGACGGAACCGTGACCAGCGAGGGCCAGGAGGCGGACATCGACACCTACGGCGAATAGCCGAAGAAAAAGTGAACAGAGCACCCCGCTCTAAGCGGTGAGCGGGAGGAGCAAAGCGTTGCTGACGCCGGAATGACCGGCGTGGGCAGCGCTTTTTTTCAACACGAGAGGAGGAAACCACATGGCAAAGCTGCGGGACATTTACCACTACGAAAATCCCCGCTTTTCCCCGCTGTGGGACGCGGCGAGGCGGGCCACAGCGGCATACCAGAACGCCGCACGGGGTCTGGACACGCTGAAGGAGTGGGTTCTGGTGGAATTTGGGCTGGTACACACGGCGGACGCCATTCACCGTCTGGCCCACGAACAGCCCAAGCGGTTTGACGTGATCGGAGACATTCTCCACCAGCGGCACCTGATGCAGGAATACCCGGAGACCCCGGAATACCGGGAGCGGCCGGAGGACATGGACGGCGTTTTCAGAGAGGTGATCCGGCTGTTGGAGGACATTGAGGACGCCTTGCGGGACTGCGTGGGCACCAGCGAAGAAGTGGGGCTGTATCCGCTGGCAAGGGAATTTGAAAACCTTCAGATGGAGAACAGCAAAAGCTACGAGACCATGCTCTACGCATGGCAGATGTATGACAAGACCGACGGCAGCGCCACCAGCTATGACAACTGGGTGGAAAAGCTGTTTGACGGAGAGGAGGCGTGACCATGCCGTTTCGGACGAGAGGAACCCCGCCGGAGCACGTAAAAATGTCCGGCGAACTGCGGGTCATGCAGCGGCTCAGTGAATACGAGTTCGGCGTGGAGCTGTGGGTCATGCGCTCCGGGCTGAATGAGAATCATTGGGATTTCCGCAATATGCGGGAGCACTACCTGACGTTTGTGGGTCAGCCCATTCTGTGTGCCTATGTGGGCCGCAAGGTGGGGGACGGACACAACATGAGAGAAGTGCGGGACCCCTACACCGGCGAGAAGGGCTACACGTTCATGGACGGAACGGCGGAGCGCATCGTAGGGACCCTATCCGACGATCCCAAGGACTTTTCCATTGTGGAAGAGGACGGGAACGAGTGGATCAGGGCAAAGGGCCGGTTATTTCAGTTTTACGCACCGGAATTGGTGGAAAAGATCGTGCGGACAGGGCGCATGGATGTTTCCGCTGAGACCGATACGAAAAAATCCCACATGGACGGCGAGAACGAGATCATTACGGATTGGGCGGGTCTCGGCGTAACCGTGCTGGGAGACGATGTGCCGCCGGCAATTCCGGGGGCGCGGATCAAGGCGCTGAGTGCCATGCAGGAAGAGTTTAAGACATTAAAACTGAGGGCGGCGTCTCTGGACCCCGGAAAGGGAAGCAACGAAACGAACAAGAGAAAAGGAGTGAACATCATGAGCAAGAAGGCAATGGAGGCCATGTCCGAAAAGTTCAAGGGCTACCGCGTGGTCGCTCTGAGCGAGGACGGGATGCACGTTGGCCTCGTGGACTCTGCCGGCAGCGCTTATACCTACGCCTTTAATGCGGAGGATAACGGCGCCGTGGTGGAGAGCCGCATCAAGCCCGCTTACCTCACGGCAGCCTTCCCCTTTGGCGAGGGCGTGAACGCCATGGCAGAGGTGAGTGACATCGTGGACTATGCCTGCGCCGCAAAGGGACAGCAGGCGGAGGACGTGAAGGCACTGCAGACACGTCTGAACGAGGCGGAGGAAAAGATCCGCACCATGGAAGCCGCCGAGCATGAGCGCCGGGTGGAGGCTGTGAAGGAAGCCGTGAACAGCGCCTTGGAGGACATCCGGGCCTGCGCCGTGGAAGGCGACGCCGACATGACCGAGACTGCCAAGGGCCTGTGCGACCGGGCGGAGGAGTTCGCAGCCATGGAGACCGACGGGAAGTTCTGCGGCGCAGACCGCGCCGTGCTGGACCTGATGGCCGCACACGGCAAGGCACAGACCGAAAAGCGCAAGAAGGAAATGGCCGCCAAGCAGCATTCCTTCGCATGGAACAACCCCAAGACCAACAGCGGTGAGGGCGGCGGCATTGAAGAAATGCTTGCCCGCATGAACGGCTGAGATACGAGAGGAGAGTGAATCACAATGGCATACATTGAAAAGACTGCGTTTTGGCCCCGTGTGACCAACCGCGTATTCGACGAGACCCTGAACATCACCGGCAAGTTCCAGAACGGCGAGAAGCAGGATGAGCAGTGCTCCGCCGGTTTCCTGTGCGTGAAAGATGAGCTGATGGACTGCGAGGGCTATGTGGGTGTTGGACCCACCGATGCCGCCGTGACCATCAAAAACAGCAATAGCTGGAACATGAAGGCCACCGGAGCCGCCGTGAAGAGCGAGGGCGACGGCATTTACGCCTGCAACCCCTATGACGTGAACATGGTTCAGGACCCCGCGACCGGCAACCTCTACAAGGTGGGCGCCAACACGCTGGGCCTGCCCGCTCCCAAGGGCTATCCCGTCACCTTCACCAAGATCGTGTTCGACGGGAACAAGATTTACCGGTTCGGCATCGGCAACCTGTCCACCGCTCTGGGGGCCAACAAGTTCCTGACCATTGCCAACGGTCTGCTGGTGCCCGTCACCGCTGCTCCCACCGACGTGGGGACTCCGTACTTCAAGGTTCTGCCCACCGGCGGCACCTTTACCGAGGGCGCACAGAGCGCATTTGAGTTCGTGGACGTGCTGGCCTGCAAGGTTGACGCGGCAGCGGCCTGAGAAACGAGAGGAGAGTGACAACAATGGCAATCAGACTAAACAGCATTGATCCTAATGTGTATGACAGCGCCGCCAAGGAGTTCAGCAATGCGGAACGTGAGCGGGCCGACATCGTGACCTGCGGCCGTCTGCTGATGCGTGAGCGTCTGGGCCGGGATGAGCGCGCCCTGCGGGTCATGACCAAGCAGCCCGATGATTTCACCGCTATGCTGGCGGACGGCGAGGGGCAGAACAGCTACAGCATGACCAACCGCAACCTGCAAAAGAACCTGCTGCTTTTCTGCGCCAAGCGGGTGTGCGCCCTGAGCGGCGAGATCCCTCCCGCTGATCTGGACGAGTTCCGCCGCAACCAGCGCAAGTTTATGAGCGACGGCCTGTACCTCAAGACTCTGGCCGGTATCGTCACCGAGATCGTGACCCCCATGCTGCCCACCGTCATGAGTTCCGGGCTGGGCTGGCTGGCTGAGATGACCACCGTGCCCATCGGCCAGACCAAGGAACTGGACATCATGTCCAACGACATCTTCCTTTTTGAGGACGATAGCTGGGGGTCCTCCCGCTCCAAGCCCGCCAACACCCTCTACAACAAGAGCGTGACCCTGAACCCCCGTCTGCGCACCGCACGGGTGAGCATGAAGTGGTATCAGCTGGTGGGCAACGATGCCGACATGGGCCGGTTCTTCAACGCTCTGGCCGCCGGTATGTACTCCAAGATCACCGCTCTGTGGATCAACACCCTGACCAAGATGACCGCCAACACCGCCTATGTGCCTGCCAACATGACCTTCACCAACACCTCCGCCAACTGGGTCACTGCCGGTGAGCGGGTGAGCGTTGTGAACGGGACCCGCTACCGGAACGTGATGGCCATTGGCCGTCCCTCCGCCCTGACCAAGGCGCTGCCCAGCGGTGTGGTGAACGCCTCCACCGTGAACCTGGATGCCGCCCTGTCTACCATGCTGGGTCTGGACTGGACCCGCTACGGCTTCCTTGGCGAGTACATGGGCATGAACCTCATGCCCATCGACACCGCCATTGTGCCGGGGACCCAAAATACCAGCGTGACCGACATTGTGCCTGCCGACAAGATTTGGCTGACCGCCGTGGGCGGCTACAAGCCCGTCTACATCGGCATGGAGGAGGGCACGCCCATTCAGTTGGAGCTGACCCCCGACCAGACCGCAGACATGAGCATCGACGTAGTGGTTTCTATGTCCATCGACTGTGTGCCGGTTCCCGCCAATAAGATGGCCGTCATCAACGCGTAAGACCCAAAGCGGGAGGGAGGGGACCCTCTCTCCCGCAGATATGGCGCGAAGCCTGCATGAGGGCGGAGCGCAAGAAACGAACCAGCATCTTTTATCTGAAAGGAGCGGACAAAGATGGCAAAAGAGAAACGGACGGCCGCAGATGTGGCGGCGGGAATCGAAGCGCAGGAGCTGGAAGCAGCCGACCAGCCCTTGCGGGAACAGGCAAAGGCTGCGCCCGTGGCAGAGCAGAAAGCGCCTGCGGCGGAGAAGGAACCCGAAAAGCTGTATACAGCTGCTGAGGTAGCGGAGATCGCCAAACAGGCGGCGGCGGAGGCCGTTGCAAAGGCCATGGCGGAGGTTAAGCCCCAAGTGGTTCAGGTGATGGCGGACACGGAAAAGGTGACGCTCCGCTGGTGCGCCCCGGTGGCGGACGATAATCTGGCTGTATTCGGCCCCAACGGGATGTACGGCACCGTGACCGGGAAGAACGGCACTGTGATGGTGCCCAAGAGCGAGTGGAGCCGGTTCTATGATGAGACGGCAAGACGGCTCATTGAGCGGCGCTGGCTGGTGGTGCTCTCCGGCATGACGGATGACGAACGGGCGGTGTACCACTGCGCATACCGCAAGGGCGAGGTGCTGGACGAAAAGGCGTTCCGCTGCGCCGTGACCATGGGAGACAAGCTGCTGGACATCTTCGACGATCTCTGCACGGAGCATCAGGAGATGGTGGCTAAGGCTTACTATGACGCATGGGAGCGGGGCGAGGTAAGCGCCGACAGCCGGGACCTGCTGAAGCAGCTGAACGCGAAGAACAAGGCCCGGTATGCGGAGGAACCCAAGGAGGACCCCCGGCGGAAGGGGATGTTCCGCCCGGTGCTGGACGCACTGAACAGCGCGGAGGCAGCGGAAGAGGACTAAGGTCAAAAGGAGGAATTGAACATGGATATTTCCGGATTTGGCATTGCCAGCGTGGCGGTCATTACGGTGATCTGCTACCTGATCGGCATGGCGGTGAAGGCCACCGCCATTGAGAACAAATGGATTCCCATTGTTGTGGGCGTGTCCGGCGGGGTGCTGGGCGTGGTGGGGATGCTGATCATGGCAGACTTCCCCGCAACGGACTATCTCACCGCCGTGGCAGTGGGCATTGTGAGCGGTCTGGCCAGCACCGGGGTCAATCAGATCGCAAAGCAGATGAGTAATTAAAATTGCGCTCCCCGCAGGGGAACATTCCCATGTCAGGGCAAGGGGAAGGAATCTTTGGCGCAAAGATCCCTCCCCCTTAACCCCCCACCAGAAACATGGGGGACGCCACCGTCCCCCATACCCCCTCTGGCACAAAGGCCGGGGGCAGCGGCCCCCGCCTTTGGAAACCAACCCCACAGGGGAATGGGCTGCGGCTCTCTCCCTTTGGAAACCCTCTCCCATAGGACGGGAGACGGGGGAATCCCCTTTGGAAACCCCTCCTTGGGAGGGATGAGGACGAGGGGGCATAGATAGAATCAACAACCATTTTTTGATTTGAAAGGAGAACAAATCATGGAAAAGAAATTTGCTGAAATCATCAACGAGGGCAAGAAGAACGGCAAGAAGCTCAGCGAGATTAACGCCGAGCTGAAGGCGGCGGGCGCCACCTTCCATCTGGACTACACCATGACTCCCGACGGCCCCCAGACCGGCTGGTCTGAGCAGGAAATGAAGGAGGGCTTTATTCCCGCGGAGACCGAGCCGGAGGACGTGAAGCACCTCCACGATTACATGCGGTACAACCCTGCCAAGGCCAACACCGAGGAGGAAGTCTGGGTGCCGGAGGGCCACTACCGCATTACCTTTGACGAGAGCGGCCATCCCACCAAGGCCGTGAGAGTCAATGGTTGATACCTTCGACTGCGCGAGAGCGCAGATCTACCACAACACGGCAAAGCTGACCCCGGCGCAGATCAAGGCGAAAACCGGCTGCACCCACATCATTAACGGCTATTTGTTCAACGGGAAGTTTCAGCCGGTGGGCTGGACGGTGATCAATGGGAAAGTTATCAGCCGGGACGCCTATCAGGATTGGGGCATTTCCATCGGCAGCGACGGACTTCCGAAGATGCTGACGGACCGGGGAGGATCGTTCCTCTCCGGCGTCCCTCTCCTGAAAGCGGGAGCCAAACTGCGTCGGGACCTCACGCCGGACGTGGCCCGGCCTGCCGCCCGGACGGCTGTAGGCTGGATGCCCAACGGCAAGGTGTGCCTTTGGTGCGACAAGGCCAGTCTGACCCGTGAACAGCTTCAGAATAAGCTACTGGGGCTGGGCGTGGTGGACGCCCTTATGCTGGACGGCGGCGGCTCCACGCAGGGAATCTTCCCCGGCGGCAAGGTGACCAGCTCCCGGAAGGTGCCCACGCTGCTGTTGTTTTGGGAACGAAAGGCGGAGACCGCAAACCCTTCCCCGGCCCCAACCAAGCCGGAGGACCCGGCGCTGGCGTGGGGCAAGGCCAAGGGGCTGCTGACGGACAGCAATCTGGAGAAACCGGTGACCCGGGCGGAGCTGGTTCGGGCACTGTACAAACTGAAAGGGAGGTAGCTATGGTCGAGATCAACGGGTATTCCAAGGCCAAGGACGGAGACAAACGGCTGTCCTCCCATTTCAAGGTCAAGGAGTTCGCCTGCGGGGATGGCAGCGACGCCATTCTGGTGGCGCCCCGCCTTGTGATGGTGCTGGAATCCATCCGCACACATTTCGGTTCCGCTGTGCGGATCAACAGCGGATACCGGACACCCCAGTACAACGCCAAGGCGGGCGGCGTGACGGACAGCCAGCACTGTTACGGCACCGCAGCCGACATTGTGGTACGGGGAAAGACGCCGGCGCAGGTGGCCGCCTACGCCCGACAGCTGATGCCGGACTGGGGCGGCGTAGGGATCTACGCGAAAAAGGGCTTTACCCACATCGACGTGCGGGAGGCCAAGGCTGACTGGACCGGCTGAGAGAAAACAGGCAAAAAGCCCCATGCCACTGGGAATGCGGCGGCATGGGGCAATATTAAAACAGAACATGACCGTTCCGAAAAAACAGGGCGGGACGGAAAACATATAAAACAGGCCAAAAAGGAGGGACGGCTATGGGAACGAGTTGGAGCGAGATCATTTCGGACCATGCCATGGTTTTTATTGATGACGTGAGACTGACGGATCAGGCGGCGGAAAGCCCTGCGCGGTTCCTCCGGCGGATGAGCCTGTACATGAAAAACGCGGTCCCGGTATTTAACCGTCCCCCTGAGATGGTGGATTACCTGAAAGAGGGCCTGACGGAACCCGCCTACGCAGACAGCGCATGGGTCTCCACCTTGGAAAGCATTGCGAAAGAAACGAAGGTAGAGACGGGGATGACCGGCTACGAATTATTCTCTTGCGCACAGCGGGCGGAGCAGCCGGACGGGTCCGTACTCTTAGTACCGTATGGAGAGGCGGTGTATGACCCGGAGACCGGGACCGTGACCTTTCCTCCCCAGATGGACGCGGGATTGCAGTACGAAATGGACTTTTACACCGACGGGGCCTTTGCCCATGACCTGACGGCGGAGCAAAAGCGGCTGTTGGGATTGTGCGTAGCCTCCGTATGGGACGAGCGGTTTTTCCGCAACTGGCTCAGCGACACGCCCAAGGATCATGACCGGAGCTTTAACCCGCCTAACGAGCCGCAGTACATGGAAAAGGGCAGCAAGAAGAAACTGCAAAACCGGGGGCTGTTGAATCAGGAATTGCGGAAGTATGAGCAGGACTGCCTGTACGCAACGGCGTTCCACCGGTCTACGCGGCAGATGGAGCTGATCTGAAAGGAGGGAGCCACATGGCGGACGCCAAGCACGGCATGAAAAACATCGGCCTGCTGAGCGGCGGGAGCGGCAGGGCGACCAACGCACCGCCCCAATACCGGGACCGGAAGCGGCAGTATTTCGCGGAGGCTACGGCCCGGTTTGCAGAGGAAATGGCCCCCTACGCCACGGACTTTGTGACGGCCCGGATGCAGGGCTTGGTTCCCGGTGACTTCTACCGGTGGAGCACAAAGCACATCCGCCTTTCCGACACCACCAAGCAGGGCGTCAGCCTCACCCGGAAAACCGATGACCAGAAGGCGTTTCTGGTGGCGGACGCCGGAGTGGACTACATCCCGGAGGGAGCCAAGGTGGAGACCATGGGTTCCTACTGGCTGGTGACGAACCCATCCAACCTGTCCAGCGCAATAGGGACCGGGATCATGCGGCGGTGCAACGCTGTATGGCGGTTTCTGGACTGGTACGGCAACGTGCGGTCAGAGCCGATCCTTGTGGAAAAGTCACTGGCGCAGGCCACATCCAATGACTTTCAGGAAATGACTCTCATCATGCAGGGCTATTTCAACATCATCTGCCAGCGCAACGCCAACACAGAGCAGCTGGACCAGAACAGCCGCCTGATCTTAGGGCGGCGGGCCTATCAGATCACCGGATATTCTGACATTACACAGGAGTTCACCGGGGATGACGAGAGCACCCATCTGCTGCACTTCAACGCCCGGATGCAGGAACCGAACCATGAGATCGACGATATGGAGGCGAAAGTGGCAGGCGGGAAGAACTTCTCCTGGGCGGTATTTGTTGCCGGAAGTCCCCGGATGACGGCGGGGGATACCGTTCCCTTCACGGCACGGTCTCAGCGAAACGGGGAGGATGTGGAGAGCACCGCAGAACACCCGATCAATTATGTGTGGCGGTCGGACGATCCCAACGTGGCCACGGTGGATGCGGACGGAAAAGTGACGGCGGTCGCCGAGGGAACTTGCCAGATTATCGCCGCTCTGAAACAGAACCCGGCCTATGAAGGACGATTTGCGGTGACGGTAGAGGCGTCCGGCGAGAAAACGCCATCGGTGAAGTTTTTGAATGAGGTTCCCCGCTACATGGCGCCCTACGATGTGGAGACCTTGGAGGCGGCACTGTTTATCGGCGGTGTCCGACAGGATGCGGCGGTAGAATGGACCTGTGAAGGAGCCGCAGAGGGTTCTTACAGCGTAAGTGTCAATGGGAATCAGTTGACAGTCCGATGCTGGGGCAACAGCCCGGAGCCGCTGACGGTGACGGCCAGATGCGAGGGCGAGAGCGTCAGCGCAGTGATCGAATTGGAGGGCTTGTGATGGCAGAGAAGTGTCCGTACGCCTACAAGCGGCCCGGAACGGTGAGCTTGCTGTGCGAGATGCAGCCGGGGCAGAAATTCCCCATCTGCGGACACCAGCATTTATGCGGCGTGACCGGGCAATGGGAGAACACACCGCAGGCGGCCCTTTGTCCCCTGCGGGGAATTGACCGAGAGAAATTCCAAAAAATCTGAAAGGAATGACGTATATGGAATGGAAAAAGCTGACGGAGGAAGGGCTGCTGGCAGCCAGAGACTATGTACCCCTGATGGAAAAGGCGGCGTTTGCGGCTGAGTGCGCCGGACGGTGCTTTGACCGGATGGAGGTCCGGGTGGAGGGGGGACAGGTGCTCCCCTACTTCAAGGAGAACGTGGAGCGGCGGAGCCGGTATCTCATGGGCGGCTTTGTGAAGCTGTATCTGGGAGAGGACTTTGAACCGGTGGAGGGGGAAACCTACCTCATGTCCGCCGATGACTATGACCGGTGGGCCGGAGGACACATCTTCAACCAGATCGACCGCATGAAGGGGAAAGGGCCGGAGCTGCGGGACAAAGCCTTTGACCTGCTGGCGGACTACCGTGATCTGGAAAAGATGCTGAAAACGGAGATTTACGGGATGCTGCAAGCCATGAACGATCCCGTGAGCCGGTTTCAGGACCTTGCGGCGCAGAGCATGACGCCGGAGGCGGTGCAAAAGACGCTGGACGATCTGAAGGAGGCCCGGAACGCTTTTGACGCGGCCATTCGGGAGCGAAAGGACGGCGCACAATGAACCCGGCCTTCCACAGCCCCACTTATCCCTACGAGCGGGTACAGACCGGTTTTCTGACCTTCCGCGGGGCGGAGGAGATCCCCCACAAGCTGTTGACCTATCTGATGGACCTGCCGCTGCCGGACGGCTATGAACCGATGGATGACAACACCCGGCCCCGTGTCCGACTGATGAAATATCTATGGCATGACGGGGCCAAGCCGCTGGGAGAGCGGCTGCCCACGGCCAAGGAGAAGCAGAGCCTTCTTTTTGACGGGAACGAGCCTGTGGTAGACAGCAGCACCCAGCGCCGCAAGCACCCGAAAGGGTATCGCCTTTACGCTCAGAAGTTCTGGGGAGAAGCCCAGACGGAGGCAAAGAGCATGATCAAGTGCTATCTGGGCCGCATTTTTGCACAGACGCCCTTTGACGCACGGATCGGGATCACGTTTGTAATCGCCTGCAACGTGAATCAGGAGACCACCACGAAAACGGAGGCATATTCCAGAGCCTACGATATGGAGCAGTGCATCATCGAAGCACTGAACGGGGTGAACATAGCGGGGATCGGCGTGTGCGACTTCTCCCGTATCGCCCACGCAGACAACGGGAGCCGCCCGGTGTATGACCAGACGGGCACGGTAGTGGGCCGGGAACTGAAAATGAGCATCCATTGGGCGGAGAGCGAAGCCGCCATGGGGGACACCATTGAGGACTACTAAATTCACAACGGGAGGACAGCCACCATGACCATGGAAGAAGCAGCCGTAAAAATAGAGGGCCACGAGCACGAGATCAAATCCCTGAAGCACCGCATGGACGATGTGGAGCGGGATCAGCAGGCGCTGATCAAGCTGACTGCCAGCGTAGAGGTAATGGCGACCAAGCAAGAAGAGATGGGGACAAAGGTGAGCCGGATCGATGAAAAGATGACGGAGATGGAAGGGAAGTCTGCCAAACGGTGGGACAGCCTTGTGGACAAGGTGATCTGGCTGATCGCCGGGGCTTGTATTGCGGCGCTGTTTGCCAGCGCGGGCATTGCCATTTGATTTCAGATATTGGAGAGGATGAATTAAAAGGATGGAACTCTCACGGAATATCAAGCGGGCGGCGGACCGTTACGAACCCGTAGAAACCGCCGGACTGACCCTATGGCCCATCCGGGTATGTGAGCAGGAGGAATTTGAGCGGGCGAGACCCGCCATTGACGTGATCCAGCAGGCGCTCCCTGTGCGCTATGCGGTCATGCCTCTGCTGACAGCCTATTGGGTCATGGATCTGGAAAGCATGGAGCGGGGGGAGGAACCGGTGGGCCTTTTCAACCGGGCGCTGGCGTTTTTGGCGCTGGCGCTGCGGCTGGGGGAGGGCCGGAGCCTTTCGGACCGCATTCGGCTGTTTCATGTGAAACTTTCCTCAGAAAATACAATGGATTTAAAGGGGATATGCTTTACATGGAACGGCGAGGAAGAAATCACCATTACCCCGGTACAATTCCAGAGGCTTCGGGCTATTCTGGCCTACCAGAACGGCATTGAGCTGACGGATGAGGACGCCAACCCGGACCTGTTGGAGGCGGAGGCGGAGCTGGCCCGAAGAAACGGGCCGAAGCTGCGCCGGGACCCGGCCGGTCTGCTTTCCTCCATCGCCCTGTTTACAGGCTGTGAGGAAACAGAGATGGACGAATGGCCTATCTTAAAGCTGAAACGGCGTCAGGAAGCCATCCAGCGGGCGGCAGATTATCTGATCTGCGGCATTTCGGAGGGCAACGGCGTGAAGTGGAAGGGCGGGAACCCTGTACCCCACCTTTTCTATGACCGGGAGCGGGACGACGCGGGAGACATGACCCCGCTGAGCCAATTTACCAACAACAAGGAACAAACTTAAAAGGAGTGTGAACAGACATGATCACTTTTACTGACAAGAGACTCTACCCGAAGGGCATTTGCTCCGCACAGCTTCAGGACCCTGTTACCGGCGAGGTTCTGAGCCAGAGCGACAAGTTCTCCACCGGTAACATCCAGTTCTCCGGCAACATCGACCCCCTGCGAGCGGGCCTTGGCAATGGCGTTGCCACGATTGTTGCCAGCGACAGCGATACGCAGGTGAACTTCACCCGCGCGGACTTCGACCTGATGAGCAAGATGATGGCTGTGGGCGGCACCGTGAGCTACAACGCCGTTTCCCCCGTCTGCCAGACGGTGGAGGCCACGGGCACTTCTCTGAAGGCCGACGTGAGCAAGCTGGTGCCGGTGGCCCAGTACGGCTATTCCAACATCTTCTGCTACGTGCAGGAGGTGGGTGCTGCGTCCTCCTACTCTGTGGGCGGCGTTCCTTATCCCATTGACCCCGCCACCGGCGCCATTACCGGCTTCACCGCCGAGAGCGGCAAGAGTTACAAGGTGTGGTACTTTGCCCGGAAGCCCGCGGCTCAGGTGGGCGTGGTGCACAGCGCCTTTAATGGCCGCATCGTCCACTTCACCGCGCAGATCGCCGTATACCAGAACGTGTCCGGCAAGAACAAGGGCACCCGCTGGGGCTGGGCCTACCTGATCGTGCCCCGCCTGTATCTGAACCCCGAAGGGGCCAACACCACCGGCGACCAGTCCAACTACGATACCACCACCATCACCGGCCGCGCCATCAATGAGGACGCCGACGTGATCTCCGCCGAGTGCGACGCCTGCGGCGGCATGGGCACTTCCGCCTACATGGTGCTGGTTCCCGACGAGGAAAGCGACGAGGTGGCCGGGATCGCTGTGATCGGCGGCGTGGTGAGCGTGGCCGCCAGTGGCACTGCCCCCGTGAATGCCAAGCTGGTCATGAAAAACGGGGAACTGGTGACGCCCTCTCCCGCAAGCCTGCTGAAGTACACCGTGACCGCCGGGACTGCTACCGGGACCACGGTCTCCACGGACGGCATTGTGACCGCCGGGAGCACACAGGGCACCGGGAGCATCGCCATCCAGTATCCCGCCGAGGGGGCGGCCAAGTACACCGCGCAGGCGGTTCTGGAAGTCACCGCCGAATAAGGAACACACCAAAAACGCCTTATCCTAAGCGTTGGATAGGATGAGCCGAGCGGGGCTGACTGCCGGGGAAACCCGGCGGTCGGCTCCGCTTTTTGTTCCCCGGCAGACGGGAGAGCATGAGATCCTCATGCTTCGGCGTATGCTTGGGACCATTTTCGTGAGGTCACGAACATGATGGAAAGGAGCGGGGAAATGAGCGGAAGCGTGTCTGCCAGGATCACAGGGCTGGACGAGGACATGGCGGCGCTGGAACAGCGGTTCAAGGCGGCGCTGGCGGGGGCCATGCCCACGCTGCGGGAGGATCTGTCCCAATGCCTTTTCGAGCACGTGCAGGGAGACGTATACGAGAAGTTCGACCCAAAGGAATATATCCGGCGGGGAGAATACGGCGGCTTGGCCGACATTGACGGCAACACGGAGTTTGCGGTGACAGAGGACAGCGTTTCCATGGACTACCAGCCAAGCGGCGAGAGCGAACAGGTGGAAAACCCGCTGAACGGAGACGCACTGATCGGGCGCATTGAGCATCTGGACCCACCCTATGACTGGACCCGGAGGCCCCCGGCCAGACCGTTTTTTGAAAATTTTGTCACAGAACTGGTAGAAGGCGGACGGGCGGAGGAAACGCTGGTACGGGCCATGAACCAACAGGACGCAGAATTACAGATCGAAGCCAACGGCTACACGGGCCGGGAGGGTGACGAAGGATATTGAAGTAAAGGCAGGGCGGTGAAGCATGGCAAAAATTATCTTTAAGGGCGTACCCGATTTTACAGAGGTCCGGGCGGAGATCGCAAAGCTGAAGCAGGAGGTAGCGTCGGTTTCCTCCACGAAGGTAAATCTGAACGGCACGGCGCAGGGTCTGAACGGTGCGGCCAATGCCGCCGGGAAGCTGGCGGGGAACTTACAGAAAATCTCCACTAACCCAACGGCAATTCAAAAGCAGGCCGAAGCGCTAACAGGGATTTCTACGGCAAGCAAGAGTGCGGCGGACGGTGCCACGGCGTTTGGAGAAGCGTTTTTGAACACCTCCGATAAGGTCCAGAAGGGCACGAAGGAGATGACCGAGGAAACCAACCTGTTAGGGGACAGCTTCACCAACGTCTACCTGAAAATGCTTCAATGGCAGGTGATGGGCACCATCGTCTCCAAGACCATTGGGGTCTTCCGGGACGCCATTTCCACCATGAAGGCCGTGGACGATGAGATGGTGACGGTCCGCAAGGTAACTGACTTTACAGCGGAGCAGATGGAAAAGCTGCGGGACCGGGCCTATGAGACGGCATCGGCCTACGGCGAGGCGGCGGACGAATATCTGAACTCTGTGGCGGCGTTTGCCCGTGCCGGTTACGGCGAACAGGCGGACGCACTGGCGGAGCTGGCCACCAAGACAAAACTGGTGGGTGACACCAACGCGGAAACGGCACAGCAATTCTTACTGTCCGTGGACGCAGCGTATCAGTACAAGGGAAACATTGACGCATTGACCAAGGTGCTGGACGGCGCCAACGAGATCGACAACAAGTACGCCACCAGCATTGAAAAGCTGGCGGAAGGCTTGGGGACCGTGGCCCCGGTGGCGGCACAGGCCCATGTGGGGATCGATGAACTGACGGCGGCGATCGGTACGATCACCGCCGTGACCCAGCGGAGCGGCAGCGAAGCGGCCCGTGCGTTCCGGGCACTGGTGCTGAACATCGTGGGGGACACGAAAACCGAGATCGACGAGGGCGTGACGTGGACCACCGGGGAGATCGCCGGATTGAAAGACGTGATCCGACAGTACGCCCCGGCTGCGTATGAAGCGGCGAAGGCCACCGGCGAGGTCATTGACCCCATGGAGGCCATCGGGGGCCTTGCCCAGAGCATGAAGGACGGGCTGCTGACCGAACAAAAGCTGATGGAGATGGTCAGCGACATCGGCGGCAAGCTGCGGACCTCTCAGCTGCTGGCCCTGATCCAGAACTGGGATATGTACCAGTCCATGCTGAAAGACTACGCCAACGCCGTAGGCAGCGCGGACAAGGAAGTTGAAAACGCACTGGACAGCTGGACCCGCAAGACCAATATTCTGAAAAACGAATGGACGGAGTTCATCCAGAGCATGGTGAGCACCGACGCCGTTAAGGGCGGGCTGGACGTGCTGATCGGCGCGGTAGAATCCCTGAACACGGACCTTGGGCACGCGGCGGTGACTGCCGGAGCGGTGTCGCTGGGGCTGATCGGTATTCAGGCGGCGGCCAAGGGAGCGACGGCGGCGTTTACAAAACTGTCGGCGGCGGGGATCACCATGAACCCGTGGATTCTTGCCATCGGCGCGGCGGTGGCGGCGTTTGAATTTTTGTGGAATGCCACGGAGGACTACCGGAAAAGCCTTGACGAACTGAACACCGACATTTCCGACAACACAGAAAAGTTGGAGGAAAACCGGCGGCGGCTCACCGAGATCAATGAGCTTGGCTGGAACGAAAAAACTCCGGAAATTCTGAATGAAAAGGCGGCGTTGGAACAGGAAAACGCCGAACTGGAACGGCAGATTGAAAAACTCAAAAAACTGGAAGAGAGACAGGCCAAGCGCACCCTGAAAAGCGCCGGAGGGTATGTAGGAACCGGGGAGACGGTATATCACCTGACCTCTATGGGCGAGAGCCGGGGCGGCGCGGAGGCGCTGGGTCTTACTGGGCGGACTTTTAAGAGCTATGCGGAACTGACCGCATACCTGGACCAGTACATTCCGGGAGCGGCGGAAAAGTCCCGGAAGGAATTGGAGGCGCTGGGCGTCCAGTTTGAGGAAACGGAGAAAAAAGCCTATCAGACCGGGGAGACGTATGAAAAATCCCTGATTGCACAAGCATCGTCACTTTCTGAAAAGCTGAGGGAAAACCGGGGAGACCTTGAAGAACTTCAGGGAGAATACGATTCCGTTACCACGGGACTTGCCCGGTTTGCACAAGCTCATGATGTGCTTGGTGATAAGAATACAGAGGCAAAGGCCGCACTTGACAAACTGAATAAAGCGTATGACGAAGCATCAAACCGCATTACATACTATGTAAACGACTTGATTCGCGAACAAAAGCAAGCCGGGAAAACCGGGGACCAGATTTACGATCTGGTGAAGCGGATGATCGTTCTGAACGAGAAAAAGCTGGACCTGAGTCAGCAGATCGGGGCGCTGCGGCAGCTGGCCACCGAGGCCGGGGCAGCCGCCTATTCCGTGGGCATGATCGGCGCCGCCAAGACGCAGGATGTAGAGCGGACCATCAAGGGCCTATTGCAGACCGGAAAGGCCAAGACCTATGACGAAGCCCGCGCCATCGTTCTGAACCGGATCTACAAGTCCATGTTTACGGACACCGGGCGGGACAGCGGGACGGTGGATACCACCTCCACAGTGGATACGTCCTCCACCACATCGTCCACAGGGAAGTCCGCCAAGGACGCGGAACTGGAACGGCTGAAGGACATTGTATCACTGCGGAAGTCGGAGCTTTCCCTCATGCAGGAGCGTGGGGACAGCACGGCGGACCAGATCGACAAGATGCGGCAGATTCAGGCGGCGCTCCACCAGCAGGCGGAGTATATGCGGCGAATCGGGGCCAGTCAGGCGGACATCAACGCCTTGTCCACGGAGCACTGGAAGATCACCAAGCAGATCCAAGAGCTGCAAAAGGATCTGTGGAATGAATTAGAGGACGCCGTTAACAAAAAGCTGGAAGAAGCGGCGGATGCCCGTGACAAGCAGGTTGACGCCATCGACAAGCAGATCGCGGCGCTGAAAGACGCCAAGCAAGCCGAGGACGAAGCCCTGAAGCTGGAACAGCTGAAGGCGGCGGTGCTGGAAAAGCAGAACGCATTGCTGGAAGCCCAGAAGGAACGGACGGTGCGGGTATTCAATGCCGCAACCGGACAGTGGGAGTGGGAGGCCAACGCATCCTCGGTCAAGTCCGCACAGGATGCCTATGAAAAGGCCAAAGAGGACTTGGCGGAGTATGAGCGGGAGTTGGCCCTTCAGCGGGAAATCGACGAGCTGGAGGCCAAGAAAAAGCTGATCGAAGAGACCTACGAGACCCTGAAGGACGAGTGGAAGAAGATCACGGACAGCTTACAGGACCCCACCCGGACCATCGACGACATTCTCAGCGACATTGCCAGAAACGGCACGCCCAAGATGCGGCAGCAGGTGGAGGAGGTCAACAACCTGCTGGGCAAGCTGAATCAGTACATTGCCGGGGCTATGAATGGGATCATGCTTCCCGGACAGACGATGCTGCCGGGAATGATGGGTGCGGCCGGGGCCACCGGCGGCTTCCATTTCGACTACACGAAGAATCCGGGCGGCGGCTGGACGCAGACAGAAATGAACGAGGGGTTCAAGGAGGGGGACTCCGGCTGGAAGCTGGCAGACGGCAGCGACGCCAACCTGAATTACCGGGACACCACGCCATACGGAAAGGGTGTGAAGGGGTCCTTCACCGGCGCGGATATGAGCCGTGACCCAAAGTTGGCGGGGCGAACCGTTGAGAAAAACGGATATATCATCACGTATGACGAGAACGGCTATGCTAAGAGCGCCATCAACGTACATCAGGGAGCTGTCAATGGAAAACTTTCCGGGCTTTACACGAAGGTGGACGCGGACGGCAACGAGATGCACTACACGGGCTATGACAAAAACGTGGATTACAACCTTGCCATCAAGCAGGCCAAGGAGTCCGGGGCCGGGGAAGGGCTGATCAAGCAGTTAGAGACAGAGCGGCAGAACAAGATCAACGCCATGTACGGGGGGCAAGACCCCGACAGGGGAGGAAGCAGCTCCGGCGGAAGTTCTTCAAAAGGCGGTTCGTCCAGCTCGTCCGGCGGCAAGGGCTATGACAGCAATGTGGACTACTCTCTGGCAATCAAAAATGCCGAAAAGAGCGGCGCCAGTCAGGCCACCATCGACAAACTGAAAGAAGAACGCCAGAACAAGATCAATGACAAATACAGTGGAAAAGACCCGTACAAAAAATATGACTCCGGCGGAATCCTGCGGGGGCTGGGGGGCATCAAGGCCACCAGTCAGGACGAAATCGTGATCCCCCCGCTGCTGGCGGAGAAGATGCTGGAACCCAGCGCGGACAGCACCTTCCAGAAGCGGATGAGTGAACTGGGGTGGCTGTACGGTGCGGCGGAGCGGGGCGGCACCATGCCGGGGAAAACGGTGATGAGCCGAACCAGCTATGACCACTACGGAGACAGCTACAGCGTGAACGGCGTTCAGATCGGGGCGGAGGCGGCTGACCGGCTGACCGTGGCGCAGGTGATGCGGGCACTGAACAGCGGGGCCGGGAATCTGGGCCTTTACAAAAATTAAGGGAGGCGGGCGCATGGCATTATTCCAACCAACGAATATTTATCCCTCGTCCCTTGGGGAACTGGGAAACGGCACGGTTGATATTACAAAGCCGCTGGCGGTGAGCTGGCAGGTGAACGGCAACTCCGCTATGACCGCATTTTCCCTGACGATCTGCAAAAACGATGCGGCGTCCACACAGGTGTACACCACGGGGAAGCTGACGGAGGGATGTCCCTTCTATGGGATCGACTACGCGGGAAACACCGTGCTGTTTACCCACACCATTCCGGCTGACGCATTGAGCGGGGCCAAGATGGAGAACGGGCAGCAGTACAAGCTGATCATTAAGCAGTGGTGGGGGGAGACCGACGCAGAGAGCGTGACCCAGCGGAGCGCATCGGTCTTTCTGACGAGGGCGGACCCGGTACTGACCGTGGCCGCCATCCCCTCGCCGCTGACGGTGCGGAAGTACGCATTTACGGCGGCCTATTCTCAGGCGCAGGGAGACACGCTGAACTGGGTGCGGTGGATGCTCCGGGCAAAAAGCAGCGATACGGCGCTCTATGACAGCGGGCGCATTTACGGCACGGCGGAACTGCGGATGGAGTATGACGGCTTGTTTTCCGACACGGATTACGCCGTTCGCTGTCAGGTGCAGACGGAGAACGGCGTTCAGGCAGACACCGGCTGGGTGGATTTCCGGGTGGCCTACGCTACCGCCACCACCACCGGCGCGGTGGTGGCCTGTCCCAACTGCAAAAAGTCCGGTATCCGGGTGACATGGCCGGGGCTGTACGATGTGCAGGGCACGGCGGCAGGAGAAAACCGCATCCAAAACGGAAAGCTGGTATTGGGAGCGGATGGGACCGTGATCTGGGACAAGGTGACGGGGCAGCCGATGAACTACGCTCAGCCGTGGAGCTTGGTGTGGAGCGGGATGGTGGACGTGACTCTTGACAATCCCATTCTGACAGTGGGGCTGAATGGAGGCACTGCCATCGTGACGCTGGGGAAGTCCGGCGTTTCTATGACGGTGGACGGCGTGGAGGTCTGGGAGGACGCCCTGCGCGGCGTAACGGCGGAGGACGAATGGACGCTGGTGATCACCGGCGGACAAATCTATCTCCGGCAGGTGACATGGGTCAACGCATTGTATCCCGCCGTGACCCTGTACCCCGGACCGAAACTGTATCCCAACAAGGGTACTCAGTCCGGCAACATTTTCAGCAGCGAGGTGAAACTGGCGGGACGGTCCATTACCTCTTTGACGCTGGGCGGCGTACAAACCTGCGACTATCTGTGGGTGACGGGCGAGGTTCTGGAAGCCGGTGTGTTGGACCAGATTCTGAGCCAGGACGGCTGGACGCCGGGGGCGTTTTCCGGGAACACACTATTCCAGACGGATTTCGCCGGAGGCGGCCTGCAGGCGGGGAACCTGGCTTTCAGCGGAACGCTGACGGGCTTTGCCATTTACCGCTACCACGAGGGGGAAGCAACGCTGGAACCGGTGGCACAGACGCCCCTTTCGGAGCGGGCCATTCTGGACTGCAAGGCGGTATCGCAGGAGACGTACCGCTACTATATGTTCGGACTGGGGCAGACGGCGGACGGGCAGGAGGTCATCGTGACCAACGCCCTGATCTCCGACGCGGTGACACCCATCTTCTGGGACTGGACGGTTCTGCAATGCACCAGGGACGCAGATGGGGGCTATCACCCGGCGGCGATCTTCCGGTTCAGCCTGAACGTGGCCAGCGGGGAAATCAGCAACAACAACAGCCCCGGTGTGCTGGGGAACTTTACCCGGTATCCCACGGTACAGAGTTCCCCCAGCGATTACCGCTCCGGGACGCTCTCAGCGGCCATAGGACATGTTTTGCCCAGTGGGGAGTATACGGATACCAACGAGGTGCGAAACGCCGTGTACGCCCTCTCAACCACGCAGGACACCCTGTTTCTGAAAGACCGGCGGGGAGACTTGTGGCAGATCCGGGCGGGCGGGGCCATTTCCATGAGCACCATGGACGGCAGCCGACAGCAGGTGCAGACGGTGACGCTGCCGTGGGTGGAGATCGGCTCCGCGGATGGGGCGCGTATCCTGCTCACATCGGGCGACGCTTTGTTTGCATAAGAGGGAGGCGATGCAGAAATGACCCAAGCGGAACGGATGAACGATTACCGCAAGATGCTGCGCCGGCCTTTTACCAAGCTGTGCCGTCTGCGGTTTTTGCAGCCGGACGGCTCCACGGCTTTCGCACTGGACAACAACCCCACGGGGCGCTTTGCCGGGGCGTTTATCGCAGACGGGAGCCTGTCCGTGAATCTGAACAACGGGCAGCGGCGGACGGCTTCGGTGACGCTGGCGAATCTGGACGGCACGTTTGACTACAACATCAACCGAGTGTGGTTCGGAAACCGAATCGCACTGGACGAAGGGCTGGTGCTCAGCGACGGCACGGATTTTTACATTCAGCAGGGGGTCTTTCTGGTGAAGGACCCGGTGGAGACGCTGGAACCGGCCAAGCGGACCGCCCAATACGATCTGGTGGACAAATGGGCGGATCTTGACGGAACGCTTTTCGGCTATCTGGAGGGGACCTACGAGGTAAAGGCGGGGACCAACGTGTTTGCACCCATTGCAGCCCTTTTAAAGCTGGACCGGGGAAACGGAGAACCGGTGGACAACGTGTCTCCGGTATTCACGGAATACTACAACGGCAAGACGCAGGCCCTGCCCAACGGTTCTACGGCCAAACTGACGGACGCACCCTACACCCTGCGGGTGGACAGTGACAACGGAAGCTATGCGGACGTGTGCCTCGGTCTTGCGGAAATGCTGGCGGCGTGGATCGGGTACGATGCCTCCGGCGCACTGCGGATCGACCCCTCTCAGGACGATATTCTGGACAGCGACAAGCCGCTGGCGTGGCAATTCTCCCAAAGCGAGGCGGAACTGCTGGGGACGGAGTACACGGAGAAAAACACGGAAGTGTACAACGATTTCATCGTGATCGGGGAAGCCGTGAACAACAGCCCACAGGTGGCGGCACGGGCGCAGAACCTTGACCCGGCCAGCAGCACAAATGTAAGTCGGATCGGGCGCAAAACCGTGCGCTACCGGGCGGCGGGCTATTCCACGAAAAGACAGTGCGAGGACTTGGCTGTGTGGAAGCTGAAACGGTCCGCAGCACTGCAAAAGTCCGTCTCGGTTTCGTGCAGCCAGATCATGCACCTGAACGAAAATGAACTAATTTCCATCGTGCGGAGCGACAAGGCGGGGTCTCCGGTGGAGCGGCATCTGGTGCAGGGGTTCACAAGGCCCCTGACATGGAGCGGCCCCATGCAGATTTCCGCCGTGTCGGTACAGGATTTCCCCACGGCCACCGTGACGGGGTGGCCCACCTGAACGGTGAAGCAGCCCAAAAGGGCACCGGATCAAAAGGAGGAACTTTTATGAAGAAGAATCGTTGCGGGAAAACGGCCCTTTCTTTTCCTGAGAGGGGGCGGATGTAATGGCATATTCCAAAACCGTATGGGCCAACGGTCAGGCCCCAGCGCTGGACGCAGCGCATTTGAACAAGATCGAAAATGAACTGGAAGCCCTTGACCAACGCCCTATTGGGGGCGGGGGGACCACCTACACCGCCACCATCGGCACCACATGGACGGAGGACAGCAACACCGGGGTCAAGACCCAGAGCGTGGCGATTCCCGGCGTGCTGGCAAGCCAAACGGCCACGGTGGACCATGCTTACACCGGCAGCGGGACAAGCGACGATTACGCGGCCTTTGTGGAGGCGGAGAACCAGTATCTCAACTGCATCACCAACGGCTATGCAGAGACCTATGACGGCGGTATCAAATTTACGATCTTCGGGGACGCCAACACGGTTGCAATCCCCATTGTTGCGGAGGTGAGCTGATGGGCCATGTAACGGTTGTTGGCGGGTGCAGAGCAAAAGCCCCGTCAACCGGCATCCTTGCAAGTTCCCTTGCCGTTGGGACTACCGTGAAGCTCATGGAGGGCGGCACGGCGGTTGAATATCTGGTGGTCAACCAAGGAATCCCCAGCAATTCCAGTTTGTATGATGCAAGCTGCGACGGGACGTGGCTGCTGAGGAAGGATATTCACAGCGAGAGACAATGGAACACGTCCGATGCAAACATATACGAGACCAGCACTATCAACACTTGGTTAAATGGGGACTTTTTCAATAGTCTTGGGACCACTGAGCAGGCGGTCGTTAAGCAGGTGAAAATACCGTATCGCCGCGGCGGTTCTGGCGGTTCGGATCAGAGTGGCGCGAACGGTCTGTCCTGCAAGGTGTTCCTGCTATCCGGCTACGAAGTCGGCTGGACGACCAGCGACAGCAGCTACTTCCCGGTTGACGGCGCGAAGCTGGACTACTTCATCGCAAGTTCTTACGGCGACTCCAAGCGCATTGCGAAACTGAACGGCTCGGCCGACGGCTGGTGGCTCCGCACCCCGTACACCGGCGATACCGGCATCGTGTGTTTCGTCGGTGGCAATGGCAGCTACTACTTCAGCAACGCATCCATCTCGCGCGGTATCCGGCCCGCTTTGGTTCTTCCCAGCAATGCGCTATTTGATGAAACCACCATGCTCTTGAAGGGGGTGGCATGATGGGACATTGCTTGATAATGCGGAAGGGCGAGGTGCATACCGCGCCGGTGACGTACAAGGCGAATTTTGCGGACAATACGTGGGCGCAGATCATTGATGCCTGCCACAAAAACAAAGTGCCGGATACTTGGGCGGTGGGGAACAGCAAGACTATGCTCATTAACGGAACCGAGTATCAGATCGACATTATTGGCAAGGGGCATGATGACTATGCCGATGGTAGCGGCAAGGCTCCGCTGACCTTCCAGCTGCACGACTGCTACGGAACAACGGAAAGCATGAACAATTCAGACACCAATAAGGGTGGCTGGACAAGTTGCGTCATGCGGAAAACACACCTGCCTGCCATCCTGAGCCAGATGCCGACGGAGGTACAAAACGGCATCCGCGAGGTGAATAAGCTGACCTCGGCGGGCAGTCAGAGCGCCACCATCAACACCACGGCGGACAAGCTGTTCCTTCTTTCGGAAATCGAGGTATTCGGTTCAACAACGAACGCATTTAGCGGAGAGGGTACGCAGTACAACTACTACAAGGCGGGCAATAGCAAAGTGAAGAAACGAAACGGCAGCGCAAACAGCTGGTGGGAACGATCCCCCAACAAAGACAGAACCACGAAATTTTGTACTGTATCACTAAATGGAACCACCGACTGGGATGCAGCGGGTGACGGTTTCGGCGTGGCCTTCGGCTTCTGCTTCTAAGGAGGTGGCATGATGGGCAAAGTGATTATGAGCGGCATTGTGCCGACGCTGAAAGCGCCGGTGACGGGCATTCAGGCCGGGACGCTGGCCGTGGGGTCTGTGGTGAAGCTGATGGAGGGCGGCACGGCGGTTGAATATCTGGTGGTCAACCAAGGAATCCCCAGCAATTCCAGTTTGTATGACGCAAGCTGCGACGGGACGTGGCTGCTGAGGAAGGATATTCACAGCGAGAGACAATGGAACACGTCCGATGCAAACAAGTACGAAACCAGCGCTATTAACACTTGGTTGAATGGGGACTTTTTCAATAGTTTAGGAAGCGTGGAACGAGCCTCTGTCAAGCAGGTGAAGATACCGTATCGGAGTGGCGGCGGCTCCGGCGGTACCGACCAGAGCGGAGCAAACGGCCTATCCTGCAAGGTGTTCCTGCTGGGGGGCTATGAACTTGGCTGGACGACCAGCGACAACCCCTACTTCCCGGTGGACGGTGCGAAGCTGGCCTACTTCGAGTCTGGAACCGGTTCGTCTGCAAACAACAAGCGCATTGCATATCAGAATAATATGGCTCGTGATTGGTGGACTCGTTCTCCGCGGACCGCCGATTCAAAATATGTGAGTATTGTCAGCGAAAGTGGGTCCTATAACTATAACCTTGCGTCCTCATCAGACTATATCCTCCCTGCGCTGGTGCTCCCCAAGACCGCCTTGTTTGACGAAACCACCATGCTTTTGAAAGGAGTTGCCTAATGTATCGAATTACCACCCCGCAAGGGGAAAGCTACCTGACCGAAAAGGTCAACTACATCCGGGTACACACCTCCGGCGTGTATCTTCTGACGGACGTAAACCACGCGGAGGGCGTGGCGTACCGGGGGACGCCGTATCTCTTTGCTGACGGAGCCTCCGTGTGTGAGGTGGACGCCGGGGAGGCCATCCAGCCTATTACTGACCTGATCCACACGGAGACCACCCGGAGCGACAAGTTAGGGCAGAACTGGGTGGAAACCTATGTGGGGGATGTGCTGGTGCGTAAGGAATACGTCGCACAGGAAAACCCTGTTGGCACCAGCGCTGAGAACCCCATTGAATACGCGGAGGGCGTGCCTCTTATCAACAACGCCTATTACCGCAAGGACGGGAAGCTCTACGTCTACATGGACGGATGGGTGGAATGGACTGAATAACCCAGCCGCGGGGCGGCAGACATATTGACGGAAGAATAACGAAACCCTTAATCTGCAACGTTAAGGAGACAACACCAATGGAAATTGTACAAATCGTAATCAGCGCCGTGACAAGATCCGGGGTTACGGCCATCGTTCTGGACCTGCTCCAGCGGAAGTGAACCAAGGAAAAGCTGGACATTTTCTTTGCGGCAGGGAAGCTGACGGAGGCGGAGTATTCCGAATTGATCGGGATGCTGCATCCGGAGAAGGCGGCGGGAGAGAAAGCATAAAATATCCGGCAGCCCCGGCTGATTTCCCGTTTTTTCGACACGCCCTCTGTGGTACACTGACCGCAGAAGGGAGGGGAGACCATGGAGCCGCTGAAACCGGAATATCTCTGTCTGTTTCACGCCATTACGGAAGCCATTGAGGAACTGGAACGCCTAAAAGCGGACCTGATGGCGGCGCAGCGCAGGGCGGAGGCCCTTTACATGGAGCGCACGGACTAACCGTGCGCTCTTTTTATAGTTGTGTAATCTTATGCAGACAAAAAAACACACGCTCGTGCGATCAAAACGCATGAGCGTGTGTTTTGGGTTCAGGGTGAGCGCTGGGAATCAGGCGTAAAAGGCGGTGAGCTTGTCGGCACTGCGCTTGGCTTGCAAGTCCCGCTCGGCAAAAACCTTCTTGGCGCTTTTCCGCCCAGAACGGTCCATGAGCCGCCCGGAATAACGCTGGGTGGTGATGGGGCTGGCATGGCCCAATTTGGCTTGCAGTTCATTTTCGGGCATACCAGAATTGAGGTCCAAACGGGAGCCGACGTGGCGGAGATCGTGGCTGCGGATGTCCGAAACGCCGGTGACGGAACGGACGTGACGTTCCACCAGCTCCGAAAGCCACTGTTTTGTGCCGGCCTTCCATTCGCCGGAACGGAGGGTGCCGAACAGGGGGGCGGTATCCGGGAGATCGTCCGGGCGGATGCCGCTGGCGAGGTAATGACGGAGGGCGATCACGGCGATGTCCGGCAGGTCCACCACCCGGAATTTATCGCCTTTGCCGTGTTCCACGCGGAGGGCGGCGTCCTCCAAGTCGATGTCCGCCGGGGTCAAGGCCCGCAGTTCGGCGTTGCGCAGTTCGGTGGTCAGCAGCAGGATCACGATGGCGTAATTCCGGGGCCAGTTCTCCGGGTGGGTTGTGCGGACGGGGGAATCCCGCCAGAGCTTACAGACCTGCTCATCGGTGAGCAGCACGTCATAGGGACGCTTTCCCAATTTGCGGAGGGAGGGCATCAGGTAGAGGGAAACAGGGTTTTGCTCATAAAAGCGATCATCGCCCAGTTCGGGGGAGCTGGCGTAGGTGAAGAAGGAGCGGAGGACCACCAGATGATACCGGACGGAGACGGGGGAGAGGCCCCGGTCAAAGAGGTGATCCCGGTAGGCTTGCATGGTGGTGAAGGTTGGTTCCTCGGTGGAAAGGCCGCTTTCCACGAGGAAAGAATAAAAGCTGTTTGTGACGGCGGCGTAGGCGGTGACGGTGCGCTCCGACGCGTCGCTGGCCTGCACGTTGCGGAGCCAGCTATCTAAGGCCGACATGACCCGGCGCTCCTGCGCAGAGGTTCTTCCCATAAAATCAGTCCTTTCCTAAAATTGGGGGCGTATCAGGCCCCGGCGGTACACAAGCTGCTTTTCACGCAGAGATCCACGCCCAGTTCGTCCACATGGATACGGTCAATGATGAAGTCACCGTAGGCGGCCATTTCCAGTTTGTTTTCCGGGTTGATGTGAGTGGCGAGGCCGTCAGCGGAGACGGTGAGGCGGGGCACTTCTTTTCCGTATTTGTCGTCGAACTCTCCGAATTGCAGAATGGAAACAATATCTTTCACGGTCAACATAGTCGGTTTTCCTCCTGAATGTGTGTAAAAATGTGTAAAATCTTTTGGCGTGGAATCAAGCGGTCTCGGCGGCGGTAAATTCCAGCGTCCGGCGGCGCAGAATGCCGATGAAGATGGAGCGGAGCTTTTTGTCCTGAGAAATGATGGTAAGTTTCGTGACGGCTCTGCATTGCGTGACGGTAGCGCCCGCCGCTTTCATGCGGTTTTTCAGCCGGGTCAAACGCTGTTGGAGATCGCAGCCGGATTCACGTTCCAGTTCCTCATAGAGTTCCCGGCGGAACATCTGGTGGTTGAGACAGAAATGCTCGACCAGGGCGTTGATGGTGTGGTTTGCGCTCTCCTGCCAGTTATCGCCGGAGGAAATGGGAGCGACATAGGCGGCTGTGACCTTATCCATTGTATCAGAATTGTGCTGAACCTTTAAGGCCAGTTCGTTCATCTGCCGCTCCTGCTCGTGCTGACGCATTTCGATATTGATGAGGGCCTGAAGCTGGGGGGATAGGGTGGAGAATTGATGGTCGGAGGACTTGGCCCGGAAATAGCCCTTGACGAGTTCCCGCTGGACTTTCCACGCCAGATCATCGGTGAAGGACTTCACCAGCATGAGATAGCCGGATTCTGTGATGAGGGTAATGTCTGCATCAGGATTAAACCCGTTCGGAGGGGTCTGTCCGAAAAACGGACGCACCTCTGAGCACTTAACTTTGAAAAAATCTTCGCCCTCGATAAAGTGTTCGCGGTTATCGTTGAACCGCTTACGGGCCGTCCCGTCCGGTCGGCCATGCACGGCGTCAATGTCCTTGAAGGTGACGACCCGCTGACCGGAAAATTCCTTGACGAGAATTTCGGCGTTGTTGATGGTGGTCAATTCTTGCATAAATAAAACTCCTTTCGATCGGTCTTGATACTTCCATTATTCCACAGCCCTCCAAGGGGGTTTTTGACAGGTTTTACGATGTTTTTTCGCTGTCGGTGGGAATAATGTGGGTTGACCTTTCGGAAGAAGCGTAGTAGAATATTTACAGACTTCCGAAAGGTTGTTGTGATAACGGTGTACTGTCCTCTCCGCTAAGATTGAGCAGTATGCCGTTATTCTTCTATTTGCTCAAAAGGCGATTGATGGCGGTGCGAATTGCTTCGGCTCGTGTAATTCCATTCTGGTCGCAATATTCGCAGAGCCGCTTGTCGGTTTCAGCGTCCAGTCGAATACTGAAACGAACATCTTTAGGGTTTTCGGCCTTTGGGCGTCCGGTTTTCGGTGACATTGTTCACCTCACTTTCCGTCACGCATTAAATATAGTTTATGCGTGACAAAATGTCAAGAGAAAACTTTGCGGAAAGGATGATTATTTTTGTTTACTTACAAAGAAGGGAAAGAAACAGAACAAGCACTTTGCGCATATTTCGCTGCCCATAAAAGGACTGAGGCAATTAACTTTTTTGGTCGAACTGAGAAAGTCCCCAACATTTTAAAGAAACGGTATATTGAGGAGCTTAGCAATACAAAGGCGTTTGGAATCAAAGTCGTTCCAGATGGGGATGGCTTTTCACAGATAACATATTTTGCGTGTGATGTGCGTGGCTCTGAAGATTCATTTTTCAGGGGAAAGATGTTAGATAAAATAATGTTTCCATATTTTTCGGAGTACGGATATTATGAATCGTCTATAAAATATATACCAGACGGAGAGGCTGCGGAGCAAGTTGAACCACCCGCAGAACTGTTCAAGAGATATACGTACTTCTGCTTTGACAGCGGGGATAAGGAGCAGATTTTAAGCGTACTAAAGGAAATTGCGGCATTTTCCCCTGAAAAAATTGAAGAAATAGCCGAGATAAACGTTAGCTATTTTACTCTTGCAGATACATATTACCCATGGGTAAAAAAATATGAAGATAGACAAAATCCGCTTGCTAATAGCTGTTTTTCCGCACTCAGAGAAAGTGAGACACCATTTATTGAAATTACAGACAGGAATGGGTTTATTTCAAGCAGGAATATGATTTGTGAGATGGAAGAAACTCCGTTTCACAAAGGGTATCGGTTAGATTTAAGAAGAACAGTCAGAAGCTCTTGGGAAGCTAATGTGAGTCGAATACTAAATGCACTAAATGTTCCATATGAATATGAACGAGAATCTTACAAAGTTGGAGAAGATTTTTACTTGCCGGATTTCTTTCTTGCCAATAACACAATTTTAGAGGTCAAAGGCTTTTGGGATAACGAAAGCCGAAAGAAGATTGCCGGCTTACAAAAAGAACACCCTGAATTTAAGATTCTTCCCGTAGATAGCGACATGTATGAAAGCCTAAAAAACAAGTTTGCAAACAATGTATCAAATTGGGAGGAATGTGGGGCACATAAACCGACAGCAGAGAAAGTAGCCATTGTAGGGATGAAGTTTTGCGCCGACAAAGTTACGATTTCAAGATTGAGCAAGGGGCACAGTCTGACATTTAAGCGAGAACCGGACAATCAATTTGACCGCAATGCTATTCTGGTTCAGACAGAAGATGGGAACCCAATAGGACATCTATCTGGAGATTGGGCGGCGGTGTATGCCCCAAAAATGGACTGCGGAATGAAATATTCGGCAACTGTTTTTGATATTCAGCCGAAAGTGATAATTGCAAAAATGTGGAGGACAAACACTGAGGAAGAAGTCCTTTATGAATGTTTCAAATAAAAAAGAACGCCGCCCAAAGGGGCGGCGTTCACGGCGTAGGGGTCAGGCGGCGGAGTTTTTCCACGGTGCTGACGATCAGAGGAACGGCGCCCAGAACATCATCTTCGGTGACGGTATAGGGGAGGGTGAAACGGACGGCGGAGCGGGCGCGGTTGGCGGGGTAGCCCATGGCCCGGAGGACATAGCTGCCGTCAGCCTCCCCGCTGGTACAAGCGGAGCCGGAGGAAGCGTACACGCCCTCCGCAGACAGGGCCATGACAAGGGCCTGAGATTCCACGCCAAGGAAGGAGAGGTTGGCGTTGCCGGGGAGCCGGAGGAGCACGTCACCGGGGGTATAGGGGCCGTTGACATAGGTATCCGGGACGAACCTAAACAGATTGGTAATGAGCAGGTCCCGGCAACGGGCGATCCGCTTCATGTCGGAGATCATATTGCCCATGCGGTCATGGAGGGCCGCTGCCATCGCACAGGCGAGGGCCACGCTTTCAGTGCCGCCGCGCTTGCCCCATTCCTGACCTCCGCCACGGATCATGGAAATCAGGGGCGTGCCCTTCTTGACGATCAGACAGCCGATGCCGGAGATGCCGCCGAACTTGTGAGCGCCGAAAGCCAGATAGTCCACGCCAAGGGCCTTGAAGTCCACGGGAATCTGGCCGACCGCCGCCGTCGCATCACAGGCGAACAAAGCGTTGGGGGCGTTGCGCCGCATGGAGAGGATGTCGTAAATCTCGCCGGTCTCATTGTTAGCCATCATGTGGGTGAAGCCGGTGCGGTCCGTGCGGTGGGGATGATCCACGGGGGGATATTCCAGAACGGCGTGGTGCTCGTAATGGCGTGGGAATGTCAGCTTGCCGGTGTAGGCGCTCAGACTTTTCATCATCCAGTTGCAGGCTTCTGTTGCGCCGCTGGTAAAGTAGACTTCCTCCGGGAGACAGTTCAGGTCCTGGGCGATGGAGGCGCGGGCTTCCTCCAAGGCGATCTTTGCGGCAACGCCGCAGGCGTGAAGGGCGCTTGGATTGCCAAGGGGCAGGGCGCGGGTGAACGCCTTGACTGCGGCAGGGGAGGGCGGTTCGTGGGCCGCCGCGTCGAAATAGTAACTCTTGGGCATTGGGGATTCCTCCTTGATCTTTCCTGTATTCTATCTTTATTGTACCAGCCGCTGACAAGGGGCTTTTTGACAGAATACTTGACTTTTCACAAGGCCCGCGCCATAATGAATTTGGCGAGTCCCTGCGGATATTTGCCGTTTTCCTCATGCTGTCCGTCCGGCAAGATAGAGCAGCATGGGGAATTTTTATATCGGTTTGGCGGTCGCCAGCAGGGTGATCCCGCGCTCAATGGCTTCCGTTTTCGTGACGTTCTGCTCCCGGCAGTAGGCTTCTAAAATCTGCTGGCTGCGGTCATTGATACGGATGCTGATTTTGTGAGGGCGAGGGTTGTCTGTGGGACGGCCCAGCTTTGCGGCAGACATGGGGATGATCACCTCCTATTTTGTCTGGCAGAAGTATCATAGCATTTTGTCTGGCAAAAGTCAAGGGCCGGAACAAAGAAAAGGCCGCCCGGAAGGGCGGTCTTTTTCAATCGTTATCCGATAATGGCGTTCCCGTTTTTAAAGCCTTTTTCAGTGGCGGTATAGGTGACAACAAAATCACTGCGGATCATGGCTCCATAGGAGTTTTCCGCATCCACCCAGCCTGTGACCATATACTCACCGTTTCCCAAATGGGTCACGGTGGCATCCGATAGCTTGCAGAATTTTGCGGTGGACGGGGCTTTCAGGTAGTCCTCTACGATCAGCGTTGCGCAGTAAAAGGCGTCATCGTCGGAATGGCGGGCGGTATTGATTGTAGAGGAGCTGCCGGAGGACGAAGATGAGGACGAGGACGGGGTGTGTTTTGAGGAATGTCCGCTGGTCTGCGTGGTTGGAGTGGTGGGGCTTTCAGCGGGTGGCGGCTGCATTTTGGCCACTACAAAAACGCCAATGAGACAAAGTGTAACGAGGCACATCGCAACAGCAAATCTGTGCTGAACGCTTTCGTCCTCTTTTGCCTGTTCCACCGGGTCCACTGCGGGGGCCGATGCTTCCGGGGCAGGGGCAGGACGCTGCTCCGATTCCTTCACTGGTGGTTTTTCCGGTGCTTTTTCAGATTCACCAAGGATGATCGAGACAGGGTAGCCGCAATGAGGGCAGCGGTCCGCCTTGTCGCTGACCATGTTGCCACATTCGGTGCATTTTATCAGTGCCATATCAAAAACCTCCCAAATTCCTGATGGTTTGACCATATCGCATTTTGCGGGAGAAGTCAAGCGCCTGTGAAAAAGCCGCCCACCACGGGCGGCTTTGCTTTTTAACTTGCTTACAACTTGCTTAAATCTTGCTTAGAACTTGCTTAGAGGTTGCAAGGTGTTTGCTTAAAGGTTCTGGAAAGTGGCGTCGAACATCACAACGCCGTTGGAGAGGTCGGAGTAGGGAATGCCCACCCATACGGACTGTCCGGTGGTGAGACCGGAGAGGGACGAAGCGTAGGGCAGGTTTAGCACTGTCTCGTCAAAGGGAAGCTGGACGGCCACGGTGCCGCCGCTGGGGGCCGCTTTTACGGTGGCTTTTTCCAGACGGAGGCAGGAGCGGGTAGCGTCCGCCACTTTGGGCTGGAAGTAGTTGTTCCAGAGGCTATCAGCCAGCGCTTTCATTTCGGCGTTTTGATTACTCATGCAGTGCACCTCGTTATTCCGCACCGGTGAGGCGGGCCTCCACCAGCTCCATGCCCCGGCTTTCCAGATAGGAGATCAGGAGCAATCGGGCGGCTCCCTCGCTTTCGGCGTCCACGGTATGATCGAACATCCGCAGCTCTCCCGCCTTGGTCTCGGCGGTGACGCTGAAGGCGAAGGCCCTGCGGGTGACATTGGTTTTCAGGTTCATGTGGTTTCCTCCGTGATCCAGATTTCAGAGACGGTAAAGGTGAAGCAGATACCCCGGTCCGTCTTGTCCGTCTGCACGGTGTCGCACTGGCAGAACAGGAAAGAGAGGGCCTGCCGGATGGTGGAATTAAGGACCACAAGGGGAGTGGGAAATTCCAGCGCAACGGAGGCGTTCTCCCGGTTCTCATGAGGCGGCTGGTCCAGCAAGCGGACCTGGGGGACCAGACGGTCGATCTTCCCGGCGGCCTCCCGAAGGGCGTTGTATCGGTTCATGGCGGTGGGGTTCATGATCTTCATTGTAAAATTCTCCTTTACCTTTAGGCGTGTAATTCCTTTTTACAGAAAAATTATAGGCGCTTTTGCATGGAATGTCGAGTTAAAAAAGGGAGGAACCTTTTCCAAAACGGAAATCGTTCCCCCTTTTTCGGTATGAGTATGGTCTTGGTTAAAATTCTTGCGCTGACGGCCCCACAAGCGGCCTAAGAGACAAGAGAGAGGCGAGGGGCTAAAACTACCCCACGAAACTCAAGGGGCGCTTACAGGGCTTCTGTGGGCGATTTACGCAATGTGAAGGGGATCACAGTCGTTCAAGGCATCCTTCAGGGGCTTTGCGGGGCGGAACACCGCAACCCTCTTGGCGGGAAACTCTTTTTCCTCGCCGGTGCGGGGGTCTTTCCCCACCCGTGCTTCCCGGTGCTTCACGGCGAACTTGCCGAAGCCGGGGACTTTGACCTCACTGCCGTTGAGCAGGGATTCCTCGATGACGGTGAACACGGCATCCATCAGGATGGCGGTATCGTGTTTGGTGTGGCCGGAACGCTCCGCCACGGCGGCGATCAGTTCAGTCTTGTTCATGGGACATCCTCCTTTCCTAAAATTTCAATGGCAGGGATGGCTGGATTCGGACCAGCGCATGAGGGAGTCAAAGTCCCTTGCCTTACCGCTTGGCTACACCCCTGTATTTTTACATAGGCTCCCGGCTGCGCTGCGTCTTCCTACCAGCCATCAGGAACTTGGCAATTATACCAGCCGCCTGATACTTAGCTTTTTACGCTTCCTCGCCCGCTGGCCGGGATGGTACGGCATTGCAGTCCTGCCCTGCTTTAGCGCTTCGGCCAGCATTTGGCGTCGCTCGCTGTGGTCTCCCCTTACGGGGCACCTATGCCGCATATCTCCGGTTTCCACGGTTACCCCACTTGTTTATACTCCGTTGGTGACTCCGTTTAGAGTTGGCAGGGACGGTTGGGAATCGAACCCACCCAAGCGGTTTTGGAGACCGCCTCGCCAGCCTTGGAACATTCGCCCCTATATCCCGCGTTTGCGTACCCGCCGGAGCGGGTACGTGTTCTAAGTAACGCTCGATTCAACGCGGGCAAATCGAACGGCCCTTCGCGGAGCCACGCCCTGCTGACGGGACACAACGCTCGCCAAGTACGGGCTTGCCGCAATATTGCCCCTGTACGCTGTCAGCTTTGGGATTTGGTGCAGACGGCAGGACTTGAACCTGCATCGTTCCCCACTTCGGGGGTGCTCTAACCTACTGAGCTACGTCTGCAAATGTCCCCTCTGGGACACTTCGTCAGGGAACCCTGGACGAGAGGTGCGAGGGGTCCTATGCCCAACCGGAATTGCACCGGGGCGTCAAGGGCAAGTACCAGTTGCCGAAGACGAGCTGCTTTTGCAGGCCGCAGCTTATATTTTTGGGGAGCACTGGCAGAGACGCATCACCCGAAACGTTCCCCGCCATGGTGCAGACGGTTGGAGATGCCCCCAACTCCCCGCGTGATCGGCCGCGGCTTGGACGTCTGCGTATAGATGCCGGTCTTTCCCGGCGGTCATGTCGCTCAGGTTCTCCGAGAATACCGTCCCGATAGCGGCTGTATCAACCCGCCGACTCCACTGCCAGATATGGAGGTTTCATGCCCACTACGGTTTATAGAGTAACCACCTCTTATGTGGGAGGGCATGGTGCAGACGGCAGGAGAGGTCCCCGGCTCCCGGGTGGAAAGGACAAAAAGCACCGGTTGGACATCTGCATAGACCCGCCTTGTTTGCGCCATGGCGGGTGATGTGGCGGCCCGTCTTTCCGGGCTGTCATACACATTCAGGAGGCTTTGCGATCCATGCAGGGCGCTGCTCGTGCACCCTTGGAGCGGATAATGGGAATCGAACCCACCTTCGCGGCTTGGGAAGCCGCCGTTCTGCCGATGAACTATATCCGCGTTGCTGCCCTGCCGGGGTTGCACCGGGGCACCGCTCCGAGAACGGCGAGCGTGTACTTACGGGCCACGCTTGGAAGGTAGGAGATAACTACGTGCGGCATCCGCGCCGCTGGTGAGCGAAACCGGAGTTGAACCGGGAAACAAGCCGAATGGAAAAGCCTGTTCACGCGGGAGATTAGTCCGCGTGCGTGACCGCACGATTTTCGCCCATGCTGTTTTGGAGTTTGGCGGCTGCCGTTGGGTAGGCCGGCAGCCGCCGTGCGTGAGGGAAGATAGAAAGATGGAAAGCAAGGGCGGCGTCTATCTCGCCCTTGATTTTATTATACGATACCCCTCCAAGGGGGTTTTTGACATTTAGGATTCCGGGCGCAAAATGATGTAAAGGGTAAAGCGGTAGCATTCCAGGGCCGCATCGGAAATCGGGACAAATACCTTATCCACGGCGCGCTGGGTATAAGACTGCGGAAGTTCACAAAACGGGCCGCTCCAAGCTGGTCTCGCAAAGTCGCTGTCAATTTGTTCACACAGGCACACCCGCTGCTTGGGAGGGATCAGGTTTGTGCGGACGAAATCTTGCAGACTGAACTTTTCAGACTTGGCGCTTGCGGCAGCTTCTTCCATGTGCTTCAGCTCCATCGAAAGCCGTTCGTTTTCGCTAAAAAGATGCATGATCGTTGTTGACGCCTCCGTGCAGACGATAGACTCTCGGAAATCATGCGACTCTTTGGCAAGCGAAACAAGATCATCAATCAATGCGTTGTACTTCATGGCTTTATAATTCATGGAACGGTTCCTTTCATGGATTGGAGGACGGAAGGGCGGCGAGGGCAATGTCCCCGGCGGAGATCAGCATAGACGGATCAGACAATACGGACTCGTAAGCTGCTTCGCCCTGGAACTCGTCGATCACTGCCTGTTCCTCCGGTGTCATGTCCTGATAATGCTTCTTTCCATAGACAGGGGGAAGCCAGTTTTTGTGCTGACCGGCAAAGATATTCAGGCGGTCAATGATACGAACTGCGTTAGGCTTGAACTTGATATGGCAGGTTCCTTTCTTATAGAAAACGCAGTCAAAATAGGTGAAGGACGCCTTATTGCTGTTGACGCCATTTGCGCGAAGAATGGCCACATCTACCGGGATATGGCAGTAAGTTTCGCCACGGTCCAGATAGTTCATAGCGCGCTCCAAGTCGGAGATCATGGAATTGACCCGGTATGTGTCCAGCTTTTCGTCGCGCCATGAGTCGGCATAGCAGCCGGAAGCCGGGACGATCACCTTCATGCCGATTTTGTGGGCCTTGTTGGTGGCCCAGCCATTGTAATAATGGATGTTGTTGGCACACTCAGGATACCAGGCGTGTTTCGCCGTGAAGGTCTCAAAGAGATTCAGAATGGATTCTTCCACGCCTTGTGCAAGCTGGTGGGCGATCTCACGCATGACGGTTTCAATATTGTACCGGCTAAAGTCATAGGCGGAGAGAGTTTCGATTTTTTCCTGATAGTCCTGCCGCATGGCGGAGGTCATTTTGCCAGTGAGTTCCGGGCGGGACAGCAGAGTGCGCCAATACTTGCCGCGAAGTGCCCGGAGATAGACGTTAGGAAGTCCAGCGTCATTTCCGCGCCCCCTTTCCGAGCAAGTGAGTTCCAGGAGCGGCTTTTCATAGGTGGTGCTGCCATTCATCAGGTAGGGACAGAGACCTTGATATTCCCGGATTAGCTTATTCCCCAGCTCTGCCTCAAACTGGAACCCGTCGATCATGTTTTGCAGCCAGTCGGCAGACGCCAAGGCGGTTGGGCCATCCGCAGCGGTGTATGTTTCTTCACGAGAACGCTTTAAATGCTCAAAAATATCGGACTCTGGCTTTGGGTAGGGAATGTCAACGAAGATCATGGCGATTTCCACATTGGTTTTCCGCTGGGCGTGGGCAAACGCATTTTCGATAAATTCGATTTTTGCATTGTACTCTGAGAGCTTCTGACGCAGGACCTTTCGGCGGTTGGTGTAGGGGTTTCGGATGGTTTCCGCATTCAACAGACAAACAATCTGGCCGCCGCGTTCCATAAGCGACAAGGCTTTGAGCAGGTGTTCATCTCCGTTCTCAAAGGGAGGGTTCATGAGGATCAGGTCATACTGCTTGAATGTATGGAAGGTCAGGAAATCATCGGAGACCACGGGATAGCCTTTGCCCTTCAGGATAAGGGCAAGATCAGGGTCAATCTCTACGCAGTCGATATACGGTTCCCGCTTGTCTACGCAGACCTTCCGGTCATTGTGGTAATCCTCGACGAATTTCCGGGCGGCATCCGCCAAATCACCCTTTCCGGCTGACGGCTCCAAAATCGCGGTAACATCCTTCCAGCGGACGCCTGCCAGCATCCGCCCAGCCAGCTTGGAGGGCGTGGGGTAAAAGCCGGTGTCGGAAAACTGAGGGAGACGCTTCACATCCTGCCCGGTGGTCCTCTGGGAAACCTCAGTGAGGTGCTGTTCACCCCACTGCCGGATCAGCTTTTTGGCTCCGGCAATGGTGGCGGCGCGCCCTAAAAACTCCGAGCGCTCACGCTCCCATGTAATACCGACGCAATATTGCGGCTTCCCCATATTTTCTGTTTTCGTGATTCTGGCGATTTCAACGCCATCAACAAGCGCACAGAGTTCTTTCTCGCCGTAACGATTTTGCGTTTCCAGATATGCGATCATAAAGATGTCCTTTCCTGCGCCGCTGTTCAGGCGGCGGCTTCGTCGGCCTTGCGGCAGGGGCAGAGGATGCCCTCGCCGTCTGCGGACCGGAAATAGATGGGGGTGATATAGGGCTTCTGTTCAGAGGCGAACGCCTCGCCGTCGGGGAAAAGCTGAAGGAAGTCGATCAAATAGTTTGGGTTGACTCTGGGGAGACCGGGGCCGAAATCGTAATAAGGGGAGAAGGTTTCGCCCTTGCGGTGGCGCTTGGCAGCCCATTCCGCACGGTCCGTCTTGATTTTCGCCCGAACCTCCGTCACGGAGGGGAGCGTGAGACGCAGGGTGTTCTTGCGGGTGGGGGCTATGATCTGCGCCAGGTTGAACCGGGAACCGTCGGCGCTGAGTTCCGGCGCGGCGGTCAGTTCCATAGGGCTGTTCAGGCGGAAGCCGCGGAAGCCGTCGCAGACGCACTGCTTGCCTTCCTCGTCGATCCAGAAGCCCTGTGAAGCGGGGCGGGTGCTGTTCTTAGCCACGGCTGCGTCGCAGATGCGGCGGGCGGCGAAAAAGGCGGAGCGGCGCCCAGACTTTGTGGCGGCTTCCTCCACCAACGTGCGGCGGAGATCCTGTTCTAAGAAATACAGCTGGGGGATGGGGCCGACGGCGCTTTCCCATTCGTAGGGGTTCTTGCTGACGGCGGTATAAATGGCGGTTTCGTCCTCGTCCAGCGCGTGGACGATCTGCAAAACGCGGGTGAGGGTCTGTTCAGTGTTCAACATGGGTATGTGCTCCTTTCTGTTCATTTCTTGCGGTGGCCATGACCTCGCGGGCTACGTCTGCGTAGCACTCGCGGTAAAGGTCAACGCCGTATTTGTCGCGGATGGCGTCGAGCTTGTCCACGTCGAAAAGCTCGGTAAACGGTTCGTACTTGTGCGGGGTGGGGAGGCGCGCGGCGCTGATCTCGTTTCTGCACTCCCAATATCCGGCGGTTTTCATGGTTGTGCTCCTTTCAACAGCAGGTCCAGAGGTTGATGCACTGGATCATTTCGGCGTAGGTCTTTGCGGTTAAAATTCTTTCGCGGTTACGGGCGATATATCCCGATCCAGTCAGGTATACGCCAAAGCCGCGGTAATTTTCGAGAAAGTACATGGTATTCTCCTTTCGGTGCGGCTGTTCAGGCGTATAGGATTTTCGAGGTGCCGGGGACGCGGCACTGGATCGAACAATCCGGGGCGTTCTTTTTGTTCAGGTCGATCCATGACTTCACGGCGGGGAGAAGATCGTCATTGTAGACGGGCGCATAAACCAGGCGGTTAAACAGCTCGCCGGTGTTCAGGCTCATGGGCTTATGCTGTTTGTCCCTGGGGCCTTTGAAGTAAACCATAAACATGGGGTAAATCTCCTTTCGCGCTCTTGCGATTCCTGGTCCAGATTCGATTTTATCGAATTATTGTTCATTTGATTGGGATTTGATGGCGTCACGGGCCGCAATCAGCAAGGAAAACTCCTGCCAGTTTTCTGTGTTCTGATGATTTTCCACATAGCGGTCGGCGGTTTTGCACAGGTTTGCGAGGTTCATACCGGGACGCTCTGCAGCCTCCTGCAAAGCGGACACAAGGCGGAGAATGTGTTTACGCTCAATCTCCTGCACGGGTTCACTCAGGTCGCCCGCGATATATGCGCGGGCCTGCGCATCGTTCAGTTTAGCTTTCATAGGTGTCCTTTCATGCCCTCGTGGGCAATCACTTATCCTCGGTTGTTTGCTTGTTCTTTCGGGGTTGACCATTTAAGATTTCCCGGCGCATAGTTTCCAGAATTGTCTATCCTGTCCAGCGTATAGCCGGGTTCCCCATAATGCGGAAGAGTTCGTATGTATGTGCGGAACGCCCCAAAATCATGTAGCCAAAGACTGAAAATCTTGATACCGCGGCCGCCGTATCTGTGATAATACCTATCGCATGTGTTTGTGCAGCGCTTTTTCATGGCTTTCCAGCGCTCATAATCCGGATCGCTTTCTACGGTTGCGCCATGCGTCACGGCGAAAGTCTTTCGATAGCATCCACAGGACCTTGTATTTCCAGAGTTTAAATCTTTCGCCGGGACTATTGACTTTCGCCCACAATCACAACGGCATTGCCACAGAGCGTTACCGTGCTTATCAGATGCGACATATTGAACAACTTCCAACATTCCGAAGCGTTGACCGGTTAAATCTTTGTATTTTGACATCCTTACCCCCCCTCGCTGGGCTGTTCAGTTCTTAATTTCATTGTAGCAGGGTGGGCCAAGTGGGTTTTTGCCGCTGTTCAGGCAAGGCAGAGGACCTGACGGGCGGCGCGTTCGGCGTTGTCGGTGAGCTGGCGCTGCCATGCCTGATTTTTGGGAGACCAGCGGAAGCCGTTTTGCTTCAGGGCGGCGCGGGTGTCGGCGTCGGGGATGGCGTCAAAGAGGATTTGCAGTCTGTTCAGGTCGATATTGCGGACGATCTGCCCGCCGTCAAAGGCGGTGCCGGTCTGAGGCTCGGCGGCCTGCTGTTCTCTGCGGTCAAGCTCCGCGAGGCGCTGTTCTGTCCGCTCGATCTTGCCCCGGATGCTGGCCAGCTCGTAAGCGGGGAAGGGGGATCCGTACAGGGAGATGGGGGAGCCGTCACCGGAGGCGAACACGCCGGGACGGGTCAGCCATGCGCGGTTTTTCTCGCTGAGACCGGGGCAGCCTTCCAGCGTTTTGTGCTTGCGGTAATAGGCGTTGGCGGTTTTGGCGTCCTCCAACATCTGGCGTTGGCTGTTCAGGCGCTCGGTGAGCATTTCGCGGGCGTGGGGGTCGGCAAGGTCTACCGGGCCGGTGCCGATGCTGCGGATCTTGTCCAGAATCGCCTCAATCTGCCGGTATTCCTCCCACAGGGAGTCCTCGCGGGACATCTGGCGGTTATGCTTGCGCATATTGAAGTTGCCCGCCCCGGCGATAAACTGGCTGGGATAGCTGGCCTGGTTGCGGTTGTAATCGTTCGTCCACTGGGCAAGGCGGCGGGCGTAGCGGTCAAGCAGGGTGTCCAGCTTGTCATGGTAAAAAGTGCTAACGCGGGCTTTCTGCTGTTCCACCAGTTCGGCGGCTTTGTTCACGGAATTTCGATAACTGGCCGTGGCGCTGCCGGGTTTGTAGTCGCTCATGTGGACGCAGTAATGGGCGTTGCGGGCGGTTTCCTCGTCGATGGAACCATAAGGCGGGACCGTTTCAGGCCGATTTTCCGGGGTGGGCTGTTCTGCCTGTTCTGCGGTGGTGGCCTCCGGCTGTTCTGCGGGTGCTTCCGCACCTGCGCCGGTGGCGGGGGGCTGCTGTTCGGGCTGTTCGGTGGCGGCGCTGGGCTGTTCGGTGGCGGCGGTGGGCTGTTCGGTGGCGGCGGTGGGCTGTTCAGTCCGGAGACCGTCAGCAATGGAGCGGTAAAAGGCTTGCGTTTCTTTCGTATCCTTGACGGTCTGGCAGTCCTCGCCAAAGTCCCATGTATAGCGCTTGATTGTCACGTCCAGGCTGTCCGCCTCGCTTGCAAAATAGGCGGCAATGTGTTCCGTGTGGGGGAAGGTCTTGATTTCGATTTCCGCGTGCTCCCGGTTCCACTCGTTGGCGGCGGCCCGCTTGTCCCGGCTGTTCACAAAGGCGGAAATGGGCCAGAAGCAAATGTTATCCTTTGCGGTGCTGAGTTCGCCGTTGCGCTTGATGCGCCGGAGGCAGTGATCCCGGCCGCTCCAATTCGGATCGCAGGGGGTGTGCTCGACGAAGTAAAGGCCGTTGTCATTCTTGAAGTATGCGCCGGTGATCTCCACCACGTCGCCGGTTTTCATGGGGCGGTTGTTCTTGTCAGTCATGGTAAAATCCTCCTGAAATGTGTTTTGAATGTGTAGATTTTGGCTTTCTGGGGTGCCGTCGCTTTACCCGGTGCGGCGGCTCCAAGGCGTCCGGGGGGTGCTGTTCAGGCGTAAACTTTGCCGTTGGCGCCGGTCTGGTAGCTTTTGAAGATCATAACCGGGTCCTTCAGCAGGGCGGCGGCGTCCTCGATATAGGAAGCGGAAAAGCAGCCGTATTTACTGCGGGTGATCTTGATTTTCTCGTCCTCCTTCAGGGTTTCGTGCGTGGCGGTTTCCGGCAGATCCTGCCAGCCGTTGAAGATCAGCAGGGAGGACGAGCCGCAAAACAGCCGGCCACGCAGGGAGCGCTTGCGGTATGGGGTATAAGTCAGGCGCACAACGTCGGCGTGCTGGGCGTAGGTGGTGAGGGTGTAGCCGTGAAAGGTGATTTTCTCCGCGATGGGGAAACCGAACTCGGAGAGATATACAAGGGTATATTTCCGGCCCGGAACCAGTCCGGCGGCGTCCACAGCTTTTTGCAGGGGTTCGGCGTACTGCTGGACCATGGAATGAAACGCGGCCAGCGCGGCGGCCTCCGTTGTAACGGTGGTGCTGTTCAGCTCGTCGCCGTTCTCGATGATGGCGGCAACATCAATTTGACCGCCCAGGGGCCGCAGGTCCGCGGCGTTGATGATGACTTTCCGGCGGAGGGTGTAGCCGCCGCCGATCTCGGCATGGTAAAGACTGTTAAACATGGGGTGATCCTCCTTGATTTTGATTTAGCGGCGGGCCTCGATGAGATCCACCACGCGGAACATCAGGCGGGCAAAGGTGCCAGCGCCCAGAATAAGGATGAAAAGGTGAAAACTCATGATTGCGGCCTCCTGTCGGTTTAATTTGGTTCTCTTGATGTTTATAGTATAAACGATAATGTTTATAATGTCAATAGGTAAATTTAAACTTTACTGTTTATTTTAAAAAAATCGTGGTTGACAATGCAAACGAGAACGTTTATATTAAAAAGCGAAAAGGGGTGATTTTTTGCCGACATCGGAGCAGATCAAAATTTTATGCGTAAAGCTGGGGATCAGCGTTTCAGAGTTGGCGAGACGCTGCGGAAGCAGCCCACAGGCGTTTTCACAAAAAATGAAGCGGGAGGGGTTTACTCCTGCGGATCTGAAGGACGTTGCCGGGGCCGTTGGCTGCGGGTTTGAAAGTGCGTTTATTTTGCCCAGCGGGGAACGTGTAACGGATTGAAAAACGGCATAAAAAAAACAGCGGCCCGGAAAACTCCGGGCCGCTGTTCTGTTACTCCCATCTGTCATAAAAACCAAAGGATCCAAACTGGATTACTTCATCTTCAGTGGTTTCCGTTTCGGACGGATCGAACGGAACGCCGTACCATCTGCGGTGGGCGACTCCCTCGTGGTTTTCGTCCTCGATTGTAATATCACACTGCGTATAGCCGGCGCGCTCGTCGGCCATGGCTTTTGCCTCGTCCAAAGTGCCGGCGCACTCGACCCAGAATCCGTTATTGTAATTGATTGTAAACATTTTTTCGTCCTTTCTCCCGGTGTAGCCGGGTCGCTGTTCTGCGTTTTGGGGTTAGTCGGCGGGCTGTTCGCCCAGCTGGGACAAAATGAAGGCTTTGATTTCGGCGTTGGGCGTGGTGCCGCGTTCGGCGCAAAGGGCCTTATAGCGTTCCCCCGTCTGGCGGTCCATCCGGCAGGCAAGCACAATTTGCGCCTTGTTTTTATACTTGTTTTCCGCCCGTCTTTGGGCGTCTGTTCTGGTGGTGCTGGTTCTGGGTCTGGGCATGGGTTTACCTCGCTTTCATAGGGTGGAGCGGCCCGGAGTTTTTCCGGGTCGCTGTTCTGCGTTTTGGGGGTCAGGCGTTGGCTTGATATTTTGCGAGTGCATCCGAAATAGCACGATTTACAAAAGAGTTTGCCGTTTCTCCCAGGGAGGCGGCGCAAGTCTTTATAACGGCTTTTTGCCCTTTCGGTAAAACAAGATCCATTCTGTCATAAGTCTTTTTTACATACTTGCGAACGGCGGCTTGCTGGGCCTTTGTGGTTTTGGTTTTCCGGGCTATATAATCGTTGATGTTTTCGGCGGTTCCGTCGTCCATAGCTTCCGCAGCGGCAAGGCTGGCCGCATCTCCCCGGGTGAGATTTTCGGCGGGCTGGGCGTCAATTTCTGCCAGTCGTGCGCGTAATGCTTCGTTCATGTTATATGCTCCTTTCAATGCCTCAATACGATTGTTTATGCTGCTTTTTCTGCTCCTTTATTCGGCTTCTGGTTCTGCTTTAGTATATGTCTCCGCGTGTATTGATCTCTTTTACAGTAACGGTTTCTTTGTCCGTGTCGATCTGAAAAATTGCCCGGTAATGATAGATTTTCAACCGGTACATGTGAGAGCCAGCACCCCGCAAGGGGACAATATCGCCGGAAAGGGTTGATAATCCGGCCACCGCCGCCGCTACCCGGCCCCGTTCAGGCTCCGGGAGCTTGTCTAAATATTTCTGCGGCTGTTTCTTGATTATTACTGTAAACCCGCCCATTTTCTCCGCCTCCTTTATGCTAATATTTTATCGCTTATATATAATTCTGTAAATATACAATTTCAACAATATAATTACAGAAATATTGGTTATTTTGAACCTTGATATAATTACAGAATTATATATAATAGAATCATAAAAAGAACAGGACAACACCACGGAGGCCGACAGGTCAGAGGGGCACCGCCCCGGAAAGGATCACAAAATGGATTGCAGCAAAATGAGCATGGACAAGCTCCGCGAGCTGATCGCCTGGGCTGATGACCGGGCAGCATACCGGAGGGCCTGCGGGACGATCTCCGGCACGGCATACGCCGAAGATGAAACCGCAGTAAGGGAAGCACTCGCAGAGATCAACCGCCGCACACGGGCGACCGCATAAGGAAGAGGAGGAACACGAAATGAAAAAGAGTTTTTTTGACACGATCCCCGGCGTTGTCCGCCTGGACTCCCGCGTTGCTATCTACGTGCCCAGCACCACCGACACCGACCACCCCACCGACAACCGGCAGCAGGTGGAGGAAGTCGCCGCGAAACTGTCCGCCATGTTTGGCGGAGCCACCGCCACCGAGGCCCGCGGCTACTGGGTGAGCCAGTCGGCCGGACTCGTGGGCGAGGCCGTCACCATCGTTTACAGCAACGCCGCAGCCGAGGACATCGAGCGCCACGGCGCCGAGATCGTCGCTATTTGCCGGAAGATCAAACGCGAGATGAAACAAGAGGCCGTCAGCCTTGAGATCAACGGCGAACTGTTTTTGATCTAATACACCCAACCACCACCAGCCCACCGGGAACCGCCCCGGCGGGCTTTTCTCATGCCCTCTGAGCAATACCGCCCAGCACCGCACCACAGACCCACGCCGCGCAGCCGCTTGCATCCTACGCCGCCCCAGGCGGCTATTTTTAACCCCTATGCGCGCGGGCGCGTTTCTTGCGGGCGCGGTCTATTATAGTACCCTAAAACGTACCCCATAGAACCCCCAGACGCTTTACCCGGATGAAGAAAAGTGCGGAACACTCCCACAGGCCCGGAAGCATAGGAAAGTGGAAAAGGGGGGAGGGGTGGAGGAGTCACCGCCGGGGGCCTGTTCCGGCTGATTGCATCAGATCGGCCACCACGGCCACCGCCGACCATGCCAGACCGGGCACCGTCAGCGGACCAGCCGCCGACCATCGGAGGACGGCCACCACCACCGGCACCGAGGGCCAGAGAACCGACCGCGGCCCCGGCTCCCGCCGTCTTTCGTCAGGTTGCACAAGGGCGGCATGGGCTGTTGTTGCATTTACCACCAAAAAAGACGGTAACTGTTGCCCTAATTGCTTATTATGGCAACAGTTTAGGCATTTGCAACAGGTTTTTACCCTCTCCGAGACCCGCCCAGCGGCCCCGCCTCCGCTCCAATGGCACCAGCTGACCAGCTGACCAGCTGACCAGCTGACCACGGCCCCGGCTGGGTGGGGGGTGGTTTACAGACCTGGCCACCGAATCGGCGCAGAATCTCTCCACAACTCTTCCCCCTCCACCCATGTTCTCACACCCGTGTTCTTTTTCCTCCGATAAAGGGGGGGTAGTTTAGAAAACCGGGGGCAAAAAACGGAAAAGTCAAAAAGGGGTCCAAAAAAAATTTTATAAAAACGCTTCGCTTATGTAGGGGAATACGTACTTAGGTTGCGCGGCGCGGGCGGGGCGCAGGCGGTCGGTAGGTGACGTGCTGGTAGGCGGTAGGTGAAGCGGGTGTGCAAAAACCCTATTGGAGGGGGTTGCTATGCTAAAGATAGGAGAACTTTTGTGAAGCCATGGCAATGGAGGTGAGCGTGAATGCAAAGCGGGAGTTCTGAGCGCTGTGTGTCATTGTTTGAGTTTTGGGGAGACAAGAGCCAGTATGCGGCGTGGCTGCAAGGGGAGTTTGCTGAAGAAGCGGATTTCCATGCCCATACGCTAAACGCTTTGCGGGTGGCGATGGACGAAGAACTGACGGATACACAGAGGAAGTATATGGAGATGTTTTTTGTCTATGGCATGAGCATGAAGGATATCGGTCAAGAGTTGGGGGTAGCCAAGGCAACAGTCAGCAGGACGATCAATTGTGGGCTGGATAGACTGTACCATGTCCTCCGCTACGCGAACCCCCGATACCTGACCTTTCCGAAAAGCCGCACGGCAGCATCTCTAAAGAAGGGGCGCAAGCAGCGGGAGAAAGGGTCTTAGACTGAGACGAGAGATATTGTGCCAAAAACAGGGGGTGTATGTATGGCATATAAGCGGAAATACAGGCAGGGGGCGCGGGTCAAGAGCATTGAGGACTTTCTGCATTCACCGGTGACGCAGTATTTTTTCTGGCACGGGAGGACGGTTCATAAGCAAGTCTTTATGCACTGGCAGGTTGATACGCTTATCAGAGAAATTGGCGGAGGACATCTTTATTTTGCGGATAAGAACGTTCCGGCTGACGGAGATTCGAAATGAGCTGTTATGGGTGTGTCTGCAACAACTGCCTCTATAACTGCGAGTTATTCAGCGCATACTTCACGCCGGGGGAGATCAAGGACGTGGAGGACGTCTGCTATTGCTGTGATGAGTGCAAGTGGTTCGATGGGGACTATACGAAGCGGAGCCAATGGCGAAAATCGTGTGAAAAATTTCGCCTACCGGCGAAGTATAAAGAGTATCTGGAACAGGTGAAGCAGAAGGAGGCTCGTGCGGCGGTCAAGCGCCGAGGGGCGTTTACTGTTATCAAGGGAGGGAAAAAGGATTGAACGTAGCCTATAACATGGACTGCATGGAGTATATGCGGACGCTGCAGGACAAGGCGTTTGATCTGGCTGTGGTAGACCCTCCTTATGGAATCGGAGAAGATGGCGGTAAGGACCGGAGCCGCTATGTAACGCAGAAGAATGGAGCACGGATTTACGTCAAGGATGGCGGCTACGAAAAGACCGGCTTTGACCGTTTCCCTGCGGATGAGCGGTACTTTGCGGAGCTTTTCCGGGTCAGCAAGAATCAGATCATCTGGGGAGCAAACTATTTTGTTCTTCCTCGCGGCGGAGCAATCGTGTGGGACAAGTGCAATGACGGGGCCGATCAGTCTGGGGCTGAGATCGCATTCAACTCTTTGAACCTTCGGACTGATATATTCAGGTTCATGTGGCGCGGCATGATGCAAGGAAAGAGTATTGCAGAGGGGACAGTCCAGCAAGGTAATAAGTCGCTGAACGAGAAGCGCATTCACCCGACGCAGAAACCGGTGGCGTTATACACATGGATTTTGCAGAAGTACGCAAAGTCGGGGGACAAGATACTGGACACCCACTTAGGCAGCGGAAGCAGCCGCATAGCCGCCTATGATCTTGGCTTTGATTTTGTTGGGTGTGAGATCGACCCTCACTATTTTCAAGCGCAGGAAAAGCGCTTTGCGGAACACACGGCGCAGATCAGTTTGTTTACGGGAGGTTGAATATGGATAGCTTAAATGCAAGCAGGATAGCTGGCGGGAACAGTGCGTATGGGCGGAGTCAGTCAGACTTCTATCCCACCCCGCCGGATGTGACGGTGGCGCTTATGCGCTTTTTGAATCTTCCGCGCACAACGTCCGTGTGGGAACCGGCAACGGGAGAGGGCGATATGGACGGTGTGATTCAAACTTACTTTGAAACCGTCTATACAACGGACATTCTGGATGGAACGGACTTCTTGAAGTCCAGCATTGACGCGGCGGATTGGATCATCACAAACCCGCCTTTCTCGCTGGCAGAGGCATTTATCCGCAGAGCAGCGGAGCTGGGCAAGCCTTTTGCGTTCCTTCTCAAGTCGCAGTATTGGAACGCAACGTGCCGGCGGAAGCTGTTTGACGAGATCCCGCCCAGCTACATTCTGCCGCTGACGTGGCGCCCGGATTTCTTTTTCAAGAAGCGGATGCCCGGAGAGAAGGGAAGTCCGCTGATGGACGTGATGTGGTGCGTCTGGCTGACGCCATGGAAGAATGATATTCAGACGGTATACCGTCCGCTGACGCGGCCGGAGATGGGAGTAGGAAATAAAAATGGCTAAGCTGGCGATTCTGCTATTTATTCCGCTCTGCCTTTGCGGGTGGGCTTGTTACGGCATCTGCAAAGAATGGGACAAGGGCGCGCTGGCGTTCCTGATGCTGCTGCTGACCGGCGCGGCGTTCCAGTGTGGGTTTTCTTTGTGCCAGATGATTTTTTGAATTAAGAGGGGAATTTTTTATGAAGTATGATTTTCGTGTCGGGGACTACGTTGAAGATGCTGCTGGCCGGGTCGGTTATATTCAGTCCATCTGCCAATGTGAGCAGTGCAAGGCGCGCGGTTTCTACGAACCTTTCGTCCTGTATACGGACGGCAATAGTGATTGCATTACGGTTTATGAGTATGAGAGAGGATTTCCGGGGTACAAACGCATCGGCCAGTATGATTTTACTAAGAAGGATGAAGGCAAGATTGAGCCTTTGGCCGAAGAATACATCAAATCTTTTCCTATCTACAAAACAACTACCACTGGGAATGATTCAGAGTGGCGCAGTATTGACATTGGTGCTGTGGGCAAGAAAATCAACGAGCTTGTTGAGGCCGTCAATGAACTGCGTATGCGGGATGCAAAGGAGAGTAAGAATGGTTGAATACATCAGAGTTGTAAGCAAGCAGCGGCCCGCAAAGCGGACGTTTGACGTTCAGGTTGGGGCACACCTGCGTGTGTATATTGCCGGGAAGATCACCGGTGACAAGAACTATCGGGAGAAATTTGCCAAGGCAGAGCAAGCCCTCACTGCCATGGGACATTGCGTCCTGAACCCGGCCCACCTGCCCGAAGGCATGGAGCAGGGCGATTATATGCGCATCTGCTTTGCCATGATCGACTGTGCGGACTGTGTGGTTCTGCTACCGGACTGGCGTGAGAGTTCCGGGGCACGGTTGGAGCGAGCCTACGCCGAGAAGATTGGGAAAGAGGTTGTTGTGGCAGATCAGGGCCGGATCGATGAGTTTTTGGAGAAGATTGGGAGATAAAAATGGGAATGACAGTTTGCGCAGTCCACAAATGCGATATGGTTTGGAGGTAATCAGATGGAGCGATTGACTTATTGGAACGAAGAATACGGGTGTTGGTCTTATCATTGCGGAAGCGGTGAGGCGGCAAACCGCCTTGCCGCCTACGAAGAGACGGGGCGGACGCCGGAAGAAGTAACCGCGTTGGGAAAACTGTTTGATTACGCGCTGGAAGAATCGAAAACGCTGACGGAGCAGCTTGCATTGCTCAATCGCATCCGCGATCTGGCCGAGGCCGACAGAGACGGGCGGCTGGTAATGCCGCCGTGCAAGGCGGGAGATACGGTGTATGAGGTTACAAGTCGAAAAACCATAAGCGAATACCGAGTAAAGGCAATTCGCGTGGAATTGTTTTGTACATTCATTGAATGGGATATCGT